GCTGCCCGCGTCCAGGGCCAGGGACACCGTGGTCAGGTCGGTGCCGCTGGCATGACTCGACGCCGTGACAGTGCCCGTAAAAATGCCGTCCGCGCCGCAATCGGCCCGGACGCGCACACCGGCTGCAAACTCGGCCGTGCGGTCGGTGGAGACAGTAAAAGTCGTGGCGGAAACGTAACTAGCTGCTATGGGTTCGGTTTCCATCTCAATATCCTTTGAATTCCCACCAGATATCAGTCGTCGCATTGTTTACCGTCCTGATGACGGCGGCGGTGGTCGAGTAGGTTTTCACCCCGACCTGGAAGGCATACGTGTCCCCTCCGGAACCTCTGGTGCAATGGATGTTGACGGATAACGGCAGGTTCTTGAAGGGCTTCAAGTACGTCAAGGTCGATTCCGTGGAGTCCGCGATGCCGGTCAGCCTGCCCCCCTGTTCGATCCAGCCGTCGGCGTAGACGCGATACCACGAGGTGCCATTGACATAGCTTTCGACGATCCGCCGCTCGTAAAGCCAATGGCTGCCATCGTAGACAAAGGCAATTCGGGAGCCCGCCGGGAAATAGGCCGGATGGGTCGCGCCCACGGCCTGCCCCCCGGCGTCATAGAGAGGGATGTCGCCGGTGGCATTGACGTTGAGTGTGACAGCGTCGGCAACGGTATTTTCATTGACAAACAGCACGGAGACGCACGCCCCCGTCTGCAGCGCAAAGCCGGAGAGCGCGGCAACCTTGGCCGCCGCATCCGACGCACTGGAGCACGTGGCGAACTGCGTGCCCGACGCGATCAGCCCCCCGTCCGCCGGGCCGGTATGCCCGTGCGTGGGAAGCGAATCCGCCGTGTCGTTGCCGTGATCGAAACCGATGAGGTTGCTGGTCAGACCGGCCCCGGACAGGACGATCGTGGTGGTCGGGTCGCTGTAGCTGACGTCCGAAACCACCCCGTATTTGTACCCTTCCGCGCCGCAGTCGGCCCGGATTTTCGTGCCCACGGCGCACTGGTCCCGCAGATCCGTGTTGCCCTTGGCGTCCGTGGTGGCGGAAAGCGTCGTGGCGTCGATATAGGTGGCGGCAATGCTCATGGCTCCCCCCTTAGGCGTACAGCGGCCGGACGGTCAGCGTCCCGACCTCGCCGGGGCCGGTCCAGTCGCCCAACGTCAGAAACGCGTGAATTTTATACGGGCCCGGTTCGGAAAGGTCGCCGGTTTTGGTGGCGTATTTGATGCCCCGCACCGTGCCGTCGATGACGCAGGTGGCCACGCCATCGGCCGCCGTGCGCACGATCTCCACGCCGCTCGGTTTGCGGATGCGAAAGGCAATCCCCGTCGCGCCGGAAACGTCCTGCTGGCAGTCCGCCACAACCAGAAACCCAATGGTATCGACATACGGTTTGTCCATGACCTGTCCTATGTCTGCTCGACTGTAATTTTCGTTTTGAATCGCGCTGTTTGCGGCATTGGGGCGTTATACCGAAGCGTCTCGGGCAACGGAGCGCGCAGCATGGCCGTAAGGACCGGGGAAGCATCAAAACGCATACCAACCGGCAGCGGCGCCACGAATCGATCCGTCACGGCCAGCGACGAGACATACCGCCAGACCTCGTATTTTCCCGTGCCGACCGACGCCAGCCCCTGGAGCGCAAGCGTCAGCGCGGCCGCCGCTCCCGGGGCGACGGTTGCGACCGTTGCCGTCGCCGGCTGGACTCCAAATATAAGGTTGTGGACAGGGGCCGCTCTATCGACCCGTGGCGCCCCCAATGCCGCCCCGAGGCGAAGCGCGGCTGCGGCCGTCTCCGGCCGGGCAACGGAAAAGCTGCTCGTGCCGGGGGCTCCGGCGGAGAGCACCAGGAAGACGCCGGCAGCAACGATGTTGACGGCAGGCGCCCCGTTGGCCGCCTGCGCCGCCAGGGCGCAATCCACGGCATCCAGCGAAGCCACGCAACCGCATGTCGCGCCGGCCGGCAGCGCCGTCGCCCGCAATCCGGCCGTTGTCACGGCGCAATCCGCCCGGTTCCCTGCCGCAATACCCGCGCCCAGGACGGCCAGCGTCAGGCCGGTTGCGGCAACATCCGCCATTGTCGCAGGAACCGCCGTGGGATTCCCGGCAGAGATCGCGCATGCCACCGTTCCGACGGCCGCCACGATGGCATCGGTTGTCGTCACCGCAAGCGGAGGGGCGGTTATGGTTATGGGTTCCGCTCGTGCAGGCGCGACGCAGAACGGTCGGGCCGAGGCGGTACCCGGCGAGAGGGCTGTCTGGGCAACCGGCGCGACCGCGTCGGACACCGGGACAGCCGTTGCCGTCGCCGGCGAGATCCCGGCCGCGACGCCGGACCCCGCGCCAACGGTCCTGGCTCCTGCGGCAGCCGTGGCGGCATCGAGGTACAACGTGGCCGTCGCCACCGAGGCAATCGTCACGCCGCCCGAAATGCCCGCCGTCGCCGGCAGTACGGTCAGGGAAAGCGCACAGACCGCCACGCCCGCCGCGACCTGTTCGGTGCCGGTATCGTTATCGGTCCAGCGGGCATCGTAGTCGAGCCAGGCAATCGCGAAATCCGTCCAGCGCGACAGGCGCGGGCCCATTGCGGCAATGGCCGCCGTCGCCGTTTGCGGCGAGGCGGAAAGCAGACTCGCCCCGGCGGGAGCCAGGGCAGTCGGAAACGCCTGGAGGGACAGCGACGAAAGGGCGCTTTCGACCGTGCCGGCTTGTGCCGTCACGAGCTGTTCGACCGTGGCCGCTCCGGCCGCCAGCGCCATGGCCGCCGCATCGGGGCAGGCCGAGGTGGCCGAAATGACCCCTACAGGTTGCGGTGAGATCGCCAGGCAGGCCGAAGTGCCGACGGGGACGGCCGCGACAACGGCCGTCCCCGTCGCGGACTGCGCTCCGAGCGAGGCATGGACCGTCGCCACGGCGCAATTGACCGCCCCCGCCCCCGTTGCCGGCAGGACGGTTGCGGTCAGGGCGGCGGCCGCCACGGCAAAGCCGGCCGAAACCGGCTCCCACGCCGCGTCGTAGCCGACCCAGGCGGTCTCGGCGTTCGTCCAGGCCACGGGCTAGCTCAAAACCAGGATGCCCGAGGCATTGAAATTGACCGCGAACGTGCCCGAGGTCACCCCCTTGTCCGCTCCGAAATCGAGCAGGCAGACCAGGGGATTGGCCTTGCCGTTGGCCGTGCCCAGCTTGTAGATCACGGCGTACCGGGCCGTGATGGTGGCCTCGGTCCAGGACGGATCACTGGCATCGAGGACGGCCGTGGTGCCGGAGGTGGTCCAGGTGGCGTTGGAGAGCCCCTTGCCGCCGGCCGTGTAGCCGGTGCCGGCCACTTCGCCCGAGAGGTCGGCAAACACCTCGTCGGTGGCGTCGGGGGTGTAGGCGTCCGTCAGCAGGGCGCACTTGAACGTATCGGCATCCATGTCGAAGGTGCCGTTGCCCAGGTTCGTCTTGAATTTCGTGTAGATCAGATCGGCCATGGGGAAGCTCCTCGCAAAGGTTTGGCCGCCCGCCGTTCCCTTGCGCCCGCCGCTTCCCGGTCGCGTCAATCCTACTCCACCCTCCGACGCGGCATCAATCCCAAATTTCGCCGGCCGTACGCCGGGCCCGGCTCGGCTCCATGTCCTCGGCCGGGATCGTGGCCGCCGGCGCGGGAATGTTCGGTTGCGGCCCCGGCTGCGACCGTGTCGCCGCGTCGCCGATGACAGTCCGGACCTGCTCCGCCAACGGTCCGCCCACCTGCGCCGCCCGATCCATCAACCGCGCCTCCCGGGCCTGGAGCAGGGCCAGCCGCTGCCGCTTTTTCTCGTCGGGGAGTTGCATACGCTTTACCCGGGTCATTTCGGCCCGCACCTCGCGCACCGCCGCCACCTGCCGTTCCAGGAGCGGCAGCTTCACGGCCGATCGCAGGCTGTTCGCCGCGTCGTACTGGCCGGCCTCTTTCAGGGCGTCGAACCGTTCCCGGGCCAGCGTGTAGGCCTGGGCCACCGCGTAGAAGGGATGCAGCGAATTTTCGAGTTCCGCGTCCTCGGTCAGCTTCGGCTCCTTGAACGCCTCGGGCGGCCGAGCAGCCCGCGCCACGCGGTTGGCCGCCTCGACCGCCCAGTTGGCGTTGAACAGCGGCGGCGCCTGCCGTTTGGTCAGGCCGTTTTCGGCAATCGTCTGCCGCACCCGGGCGTTGTAGTCCTTCACCCGGCCGATGAAAGCGGCCTTCTGCGCGTCGGTGAGCGATCCCTTTTTCACGGCCCGGGAATAGTCGTCGAGAATGCCCTGATGCTCCCGGGAATAGTCCCCCTTCCAGTTCGGCGGCGTTACCTTGACCAGCCGCATACCGGCCGCCTGGCCGACGGCGGTCGCCGGGTCGAGTTCCCCGACGCCGGCCTTGTAGAGATCCGCCACCTGCACCGGCGCATTGCCGAGGATCGAATTGACCAGGGTGGCCGGCAACCGGCTGAAAAACGGCTCTTTCGGCGCGAAGTGGTTCGCCGCCACCGTCTTGCCGGTGGTGGCGAATTCCCCCACTCCGGTGAACGGCCGGTCCGCATAGTCGGTGCCGGTCATGAAGTTCGCGCCCCAGCGCACCAGCGGCGCGGCCTTGGCCTTCATGGTCAGATCCGGGGCCGTGGCCAGCTTGAGCGGGTCCAGGTAATGCACCGGCAGGGTCAGGGTCCGGTGCTCCTTGCCCAGGTCGATGCCGATCATCCGGTAGAGCGGATCGAGCATGACGCCGGTCCAGTTGAGTCGCCGGGCCTGTTCCCAATCAGTAAAGGAATCCTTGTAGAACTTGACCAGGTTTTCCCGGTCCTTGTGCGTCCAGCAGTTGAGCAGCAGATTGGCCGCCGCCGTGGCCGCCACGGTCCGGAACAGCACCCGGGCCCACAGTCCTCGGGCCTGTTCGGGAACGCCGGCCGGGGAGGGGATGCCGCCGAGCACACGATCGATGGCTTTGTTCAGCCGGTCGCCGGGCACCATGGCGAAGAAGTTGCGGAAATTGGATTCCGTCCAGTCGGGGGCCAGCAGGAACAGCCGGGCCAGGTTCTGCACCGTCGGATTGCGCCCCATGCGCCGGTAATTGAGGCCGCCGAAGTTCTCGTTGATGTTGCGGGCCACGGCGGCGGCCAGGGCTTCGGGCGTCCGTTCGGGGTGGGCCTTCAGGGCCTGGGCGTATTCCAGCTGAAAGGCTCTGGCCTTCATGCCGGTGATGAACTGGCCGAACAGGTACTGTTCCCCGGCCTTTTGCAACTGCACGCCCGTTTCCGCCACATCGCCCAGCCCGGCGGCGCGAAGCCCGCGTTCGATCCAGCCCCGGCCGCGCGAAATCTCGCCCCAGTCCTGTTTCACGTCGAGGACAAGCCCGTGCTGCACGCCGAGGCGGACGGTCGGATCATCGTTTTCGATGGCCTCGTTGCCCTTCCGGGACGCCGTGATCGGGTTCCACTCGCCGCCGTGGTTGACGCCGAGCATCCACGACGACGATTCGGAAATGTGGTGGAACAGCGACAGCGTCAGGATGGTCCGCTTCATGCGGCCATTGGCGTCCATGAGCGCCCGCAGACCCGGCACCTTGCCGGTGAAATTGTCCACGGCCGTCATCTTGTTCAGGACGTCGGCCACGTCCGCCTGGGCGTAGAGCGGCACCTTCTCCAGAACATCGGTCGCTTTGACGCCGCGCGGCAGATCCTTCGGCGGTGTCATGAACACCTTCCGTCCCTGATTGGTCACCTCCATGCCGGGCTCCCGGGAAACGGCGCTTTTGACATCTCCTGACCAGCGCCAGACCTGGAAGTTCGGATCGTCGAGCTTCACGTAACCGTCACGTTTTTCCGTGGTCACCAGCGGCGTGCCGTCCTCGTCTGTGATCTTTTTCAGCTCGTTGACGGTCTTTTTCGTGGCCTCGATGCGGCCGATCTCCCGGCTGATCTGCTCCAGGGACTGCGACACGCCCTTGATGCGCGGATCGTAGCCCTTCATGATGCCGTCCAGGATGGTGGGCAGGCTGCGCTGCATGGACGCCGTGGTGAAGCTCTTGAGGCCCGTTCCGGCCAGCCCCGGCAACCGTGCATCCTTGCCCGGATCGATATCCCAGGCCCGGCGCACGTAGTTTTCGATGGGCGCAGAAATGACGCCGATCATCTTGGCCCGGTAGCCGACGTCCTTGAAGGCCTGGTCCAGCACCGTATCCGCGTACTGTTTTTCCTCGGGCGAAAGCTGCTCCATGCGCTCGACCGCCGGCAGCCATTCCCTGGCCGCCAGCTTGTCCTGGGTCGAGACCTTGGGATCGGCCTGCACCCCGGCCGCCCAGTCCTTGAACTCGGGCACCGCCTCGGGCCGGATCTTGCTGTCGCGATAGATCATGAGCGCCTTATCGAGTAGCCGCGCTTCCGGCGAATCCTTGGCATCGGTCACGGCTACGCCGAAACCGGCCGCCTCGCGCCCGCCGCCGACCATGCGCCGGATGTCGCGGATGGTGCGCCGCCCGGCCAGACTGGCGTCATAGTTCGCCTCTTCCAAACGCGACAGCATGCCATTGCCGTAGCGCACGGGATCGGCCGCCGGGTCCAGATCGCGATCCACGCCCTGGGCCCAGCGCCGGACATGGTCGAGCACGCCGCTCTTGTCCGCTGCGGCGTCGCGTTCCTCCTCGGAGATGCGACGGAAGCGGAAGGGATTGTCGTCCCGGGCAAAGGCCGGCGCGGCCGCGCCAAAGCCCGGCGTCGCCGCTTCCGGCGCACCCACGAAGGAGAGTCCCTTGCCCTCGGCCCAGTCGTCGGCCCGGGCCAGCATCTGGCGCAGCTCGGCCTTGGTCAGTTTCAGGTCCGGGAAGACCGTCCGCACCCACTCGGCCATCTTGGCGATGACCTTGTCCACCAGCCGGTGCGCCGTGCCTTCCCGGGCCCAGGACGCAATGATCTCCTCGGCCGCTTCGGCCCGGTTGGCCGGCGTCGCGTCCATGCCGTTACGTTCCAGCCATTTCCCGACCGGGTTGGGAATGGAGCGCGAGGCCTGCTCGAACCAGGATTCACGGGCGTCGGCCCCGCCGAAAATCGTATCGAAGCCGGCGTGTCGCCCTTCGTGGCGCAGAAGAAAATCCAGATAGCCGCGCTGGGCCGCCTTGGCGTCCGGGATATTGGCGGCCACGAAGGCGATGCGGCCGGTATCCGGATCGTAGACGCCGCGAAACTGCCCGGACAGGCCGGCCTCTTCGATGCCTTGGCGCAGGTTCGCCGGCATGTCGGCCTCGGTCGGATAGAGATCCACCTTGCCGCCCGCGCCGGGCAGCTTGTCCATGGCCGGCCTGAGTGCCTCGCGCAGCGCCGGGGCATCCAGGCCGGCGTCCGTCGGCGCGCCGCGCCGGAACAGCGGCTGGCCCTCGGACAGCACCGATTCCCGCATGGCCGGGGTGATGTCGATGGACCACACCTCATGCGCCGTGCCGTTATACTGGGCGTCATGTATGCGATCTTCCTGGTCCTGTCGGCCGGCATCCCAATAGTCTGCCTGATACTCCTGCCAAGCCTCTTCCTTGGCCTCAGCCTCGGTCATGCCGTCAGGAAGTTCTCGCGTCCAGTCCGCACGCAAATCCGAATGTGGGCGATTCCAATCCTCTTCGAATCGCTCCCTGGCCATGGCGTCGGCATCACCGACAGGCTTTTCGAAGATTTCGTCCTTCCCGACCTTCGCGCCCCACTTCTTGACGTACTTGCCGACCTCGGCCGGCAGGATCTTGTCGTAGAACCCGGACATGCCTTCGCCGCCGACCTTGAGGTCGAGACCGCTGTAATCGGCATCTTTCCCGGCATCTATATCACCAAGAGCTTTCTGCGCCATTTCCTTGCCGATGATATCGGAAAGGTTGTCACGAGTGGCATGTTGCAGCAATTTACCATTCGCATAGACAGTAAATTTTCCCGTACCATCCTTGAGCGGCCGGACTTCCAGGCTTTGAATTTTCTTGCTCAGGTCATACCGCTCGGCCTGCTGCTTGCCGGTGGTCCAGGTAATCTTGTCGTAGCCGTTCTCGGCCGCGTAGCGGAGCATCCGCTTCATGGCCAGCATGGGCCAGGAAGTCTTGAACGGGGCGTCGGGAACGGGGCCACTATTGGTTGTGCCACCAGGGAATGTATCCCAGCCCGGCTTCTCTTCCTGGGGCATCTCGGCTTGATAGCCATTCTTCCGTCCCTGCTGGTGCCAATCACTCTGCACCTCTTCGATATGGAGAATCTTTTCCCCATCCGGGCCGGTGCGGTCATCGAAACGGACATGGGCCAGGACGTTCGGCTCGTCCCAGTGAGGGGAGCTGTAGTTATCTTCCCCGTTCATTATTACAGGGCGAACCTCAAAATCAGCCGGCCACTCATTCCATGATATGTACTCGGCAGCTTCCCGAACTGTTTTAAAGTCTGGTGAAATGACGCGCTCCCCGCCTGGCCTGAAAATTCCAAATCCAGACGCCTTTTTCGCCGGCAACGTCAACAACATTTCCCGATAGTTCTCACCACCGGGTGTCTTATATTGCTTAAATTTTGTATCATCACCCTGGGCTCGTTGATATCTTTCATTCAAATAATTGTAGGCGTCTTCTCGCGTATCAAAGGAACTCCGCATTCCGGAAGGATCGGTCGCCAGAACGCGACCATTTTGCAGTTGCTCCATGCGATAGCCGGGGGCCAGTTCCTGCGGATCAAGCGTTCGTGGCGCACCCTGCATCACTTCCTGCAGCTCAACCTGATTTTCCCGCAGATAATCCAGCACGTCCTGCTTGGCGAGCTTCTCGCCCTTGTGTTCGGCCAGCCAGTCGCGCAGGCCGGACCAGTCCAGCTCTTCCTTCTTGAAGTCGCCGCGCCGGGCCATGTTGTCGATCATGGCCATGAGCTGGCCGCCCGGTCCCTTGCCCGGCAGCTTGGCTTCCAGCACCTTGCCCATCTGCGAATAGAAACCGGGGACTCTTCCGTCCTCGTCTTCGTTGGCCCGCCGGAACCGCCCGGTGATGTCGATATGCTTGTCCGCATAGGTGACGATGTTATGCGAGCCGTCGCCTGCGCCGCGAGAGCCCGCGTCAAGGTACTGGTGCCCGGGGATGCCGATGGAATCGAGGTATTGCGAGGCGGCCTTGGCAGACCCCAATTCTCTTGAAAGTTTTTCGTATACCATTTCCCCTGTTGGTATAGTCATGGTATTGATGAAATTCGCTGTATCTATTGCCTCTTTTTCTGATTTAAACACTCGGCGTTTGTATCCATACTTATTGTCTGTTTGTTCTACCGCAAAGCAACCCTTCTTTTTACTTGGAACGACGCTGACTAAATTGTCTGGTTCAGTCTGAAAGCCTAATTTGTTTAATTTTTCTTTGACAGATTCAGGCTGTTCATTAAGTTGCTTTTCCCAATCAAGTAACTTGTCGGGATCAGGCACTTCGAGTTGGTAGAGTTGACTGTTTTTTTTAACTTTGAAATCATCATATCTTGTTTGGACAAGATCGTACACATCACGGTAAAAGTCAGGGGGGCCCAACCTCATATCAGACAATGCCTGCTCATATCGATTTCTCGCTGAAGTTACCGCGTCATCTTTGCTCCGGTTGGAATATACTTCGTAAGCCGCTAATTTTTTAACTTCGTTATTATAAACATCTGGAACAACATCTTTCCCTATATCAGGGCTCCAGCCGAAACCGCCCTTATCAAAATCAAAACTTATCCCATCTATAGAGACGTTCTTCCCTTTCGTTATCTTGTCACGATACCACTCCGCCGTCCCTCTTTTTTGCGCCGAATAATGCCCCCACCCATACGCCCCGGAGTAGTCGTTCTCCGTCTCTTTCCGGCCACCTTCTCCCGTACCGAGGTAGGCGTCGTCCATGCGCTCGATGCCGCGAGTCGGGGAGCCCTGCCAGGTCCGCTGAAAGCGCAATCCCGGTTTCCCTTCGCCATCCGTGGTGAAGCTCGCCCGGAACGCCTCGCCCGGCCCCTTGACCGGCACGCCGGCCAGCACGCCCTGGTCCGGCTTCGAGGCGCGGGCATAGCTGGCGTAGCGTTCCCAGGCCTTCTCGAACTGCCTGGGGCCCATTTTCTGCAGGGCATAGGCCATGGCCCGCACGGCCGGGTTGTCCTTGGCCGCGTCCGGCACCAGCGATCCCTGGCCGAAATAGGTGTCCAGCCGGTCATGGCCGGAGGCCTGGAAGCGGTTCAGCTGGTCCACGGCCTGGCGCAGCACGTCGGTCAGATCCCACTTGCCGCCCCGGGCCTGCACCACGGCCACATGCGGCAAGGCCCGGTCGATTTTTTGCAATATGGCCGGCTTGGCCGCCGCCAGCACGTCGCCGTCCGGCACGGCCCGGCCGCGCAGCACGTTTTCCACCAGCCGCTTGCCGTCCTCGTTCAAAAGCCCGGTCCGGGCATCCGTCAGCCGGGCCAGCTGGGTCCGTTCCAGCACGCCGTCCGCTTCCAGGTGGTCGATGAGCGCGCGCGAGGCCGGATTGCCCATGTATTCGCGCAACGTGTCGAACCGCTCCAGTCCGGCCGACAGGGAGGAGAGCGTGGACGGCGAGACCATCCGGCCGCGCGACACGCCTTCGGCCTTGACGTCCAGTCCCTGCATGGACGTCTGGTTGTAGAGCCGCGACAGCCGGGCCATGCCGCCCTGGTCCGGCTGGGCGTCGAGCGTCCGGACCAGCACCGGCTCCTTGAACCCGTCCACGGCCTGGGGATCGAGACCGAAGGACGCCGCCTTGGCCTTCAAGTCCTGCCGGTACGCTTCCGCCTTCTCGGGATGCTCGGCATAGGCCAGTTGCAGGCTCATGGTCCGGGAGTTGCCGCCCAGCACGTGGCCGGCGGCCGTGACCACGGGAGGCCCGTTCACGGCGTCGGGATTGTCGGTGATGAGATAACGCGGGTCCAGATCGGCCGCGTTGCGGGTGACTTTCTGCTGTTCGCCCTGGTCGGAGTGGTAGGGCCGCTCCTGGACGGATTTCGGATAGTCGGGGTTCTTGGCGAAATTCCTGCCGACATCATGGGAGGGAATGAGGTCGGACGCCTCCCGGATCTCGTACCGGGCCGCGTCCGCGCCGCCTTCGCGGGCAACGGCTACTGCGGCACCGACGGCACGTCGCTGGCTTCCGGCGGCTCCTGCAGGGCCGCTATCGCCTTGAGCACCTGGAAGCCCGTTTCCGGGTCGTTCCAGTTCATCGCTTCCAGCGTGGGCAATTGCAGATTCGAAATCGGCTGGGGCGACGGTTCCGTTACCGCCGACTTCTTCGGCACCACTCTGGCCGGCCCCGTTACTTTGGCCCCCGTTCGCCTGATCCAGGCCATGGCGTCGTCCGGGCTCATGGCCTCGCTCGGCGGCGAGTCCAGCGGCGCGGCGCTGCCTTTTGTCTTCGTAGAGTCGGCCATCGGCTTCGCTCCTGTTGGCTCCTATTCCCGCGCTGAAGGAGAGGTCTATCGTGACCGGCCCCTTGTCCGTGGGAATCTGTATGCTGTTGTTATCAGACCAGGACCGAGCATCGTCAAGCGCTTTGGCTAATTTTTCCGGTTGATCGGCAAGAAGTGTGATCTCGTCGCCGCCGGTCCGGTAGGCATCCACGCCATGTTTGGCCGCCATGTCCTGGAAGACCTTCCCCACCTCACCCAAAAAAGTATCGCCGGCAGGATGCCCATAGGTGTCATTGACGAACTTCATGCCGTCCAGGTCGATGGCGGCGTGGGGCACCTGGGTATCGGGCTGGAAATTCACCCGCTCGTCGTAGGCGTTCTTGTTGCCCAGGCCGGTCAACTGGTCCGTGAAATGGGCCGCCTGCTTTTCGGCGTCGGACATATCGGCCCAGCGTCGGCGCGACACCTGGTCGATACGGCGATCCGGGGAAGGCCGGGCCGTTACCGGCCCGATTTGTTGCCCTGCCGTTTCGGTCGGTCCGAATTCGGCCCCACCGGGTTGTCCGGATGCCGGCTGTTGTAGATCGCCGCCGCCGCGGCCTCCGCTTCCTTGCGGCTCTTGCCCTGTTGCATGAGCTTGTCCCTGATCGTTTCGTACTGCTGCGGCATTGTTCTCTCCTTGCGGTTGTGCGTTTTCGACCGCCGGCTGTTCGCCGGCTTCGGCGAGCGGCGTTTCCTGCGCCGGCTGGGCTTCCTGCCTCTGAATCGGCGCGGCCGGCGGGATCGGTTCCGGCGCTGCTCCGGCTTCGGCGAGCGGCGTTTCCATGGCCTCGGGAGCCGGGGCGAACGCGGTTTCCGGCTGCGTCTGCTCCTGGCGTTTTTGCAGAAGCTGCTCGACCAGGTCGTCCCGCTTGATGCGCGTCGGCCGCTCGATGCCGACCGATGCCGCCAGATCGTTCAGGTCGGTCTTGGCCAGCCCGGTCAGATCCTCGGGAATGGCCGGAGCCGGTGCCTCTTCGCCGGAAGGGATGACCACCGGCTGGCCGGCCTTGGCTGCGGCTACCTGTTCGGCCCCGGTCGGTGCCGGGGCAACCGGCGGTTCCGCCCCGGCCGGCGCGGCCGGAGGGTTGGCCGGCGGTTGTTCCGTCGGCGCGGGCTGCTCCGCCTCAAGTTCGTTCAGCGGAAAGCCCCGCGCCTCGTTTTGCCGCCGCAGCTGCTCGGCGTTGAGTTCCAGCAACGGCTGATAGAGCCGCTTGTCGCCGCCCTGATAGAGCTGATCAGCCTGATTGTAGACGGCCGCCAGATCCGCGTCGGACAGGTTGCCCAGCTCGCCGTTTTTCACGGTATCCTGGAGCGCCCCGACATAGGCGTCGGCAAATTCACCGGCGGCCCGGCGTCCCTCCACCACGGCATCCGGCGTATGCGCCCAGTTCCAGGCCGCGCCCGCCCCCAGCCCGGCCCCGTGCATCAGGCCGGCCCCCAGGGCGTTGCCGATATAACCCTCGTACATTTTCGACAACAGGCCGGGTTGGACATTGCCCTGGGCATCGGTCGTATCGGTCCAACGCGCGCCGGCAGCCTTGACGGCATCCGACAGGGTCATGTCGGGATTTTTTGCCCAGGTCTCGGACACGTCCTGGGGCAGGGTGGACAGCGCGCCGACGACGCCGGCCGAGTTCGCGCCGGCCACGGCCTGGCCGATCTTCATGCCGAGCGGGTTGGCGCCGAAGGCCCGACCGAGCACGCGCAGGTTGAACAGGTTCGAGGCGGCGAAAAGCGGCGCTTCGACAAGCGCGCTGCTCGTGGCGGCCTGGGCGGCCCGTTCCTCGGGCACGCCCTCGTTTTTGAGCTGCTGGTACTGGCCGCCGGCAATCTGTGCGTAGGTCATGCCCAGGCCCAAGCCGGGGTTGAGCATGGCGGCGCCCATGGACGGCGCGAACTCCGCCAGACCGCGCATGGCGCTTTCCACCCGTCCGGACGAACGGCCGGAAAAGGCCGGGTTCTCGGGCAAGACCGCGTTCAGGCCCTGGCCGGTTTCCTGCCAGGACTGTTTCTGCCCCTGGCTCCATTCCGTGCCGGCCTGCCGGATGGCCGGCTCGTAGTCCATGCCGCCGCTGGTCAGCTCGTCCACCCGGTGGGCGAACGGCACGGCGCCCTGCTGATACCAGCTGACGACGTCGTTGCCGGGGTTCTGGAAAAACGACGTGTCGAGAACCTTGTTGGCCTCGCCGGCGGCTGGAATCTGTTTGAGGCCGCCCTTGAGTCCTTCCCACAGACCGCCGGCATAGCGGGCCAGGGTCGGCCTGGGCTGGCCATTGGCGTCGGTCTCGTTCATGCCGCCGCGAATAAATTGCGCGTAGGCCGGCTCCTCGGGCGGCGGCGTGCCGGGAGCCCGAGGCTTCACGGCCCCGACATAATTCTCGACAAGGCCCGGCGCGCCGATGGTCCGCAAAACATCCCCCAAGCCGAATCCGGACGAAGGCGCCGGTTGCGGCGCCGTGCCGGCTTCCTTGGCCAGCTGGTCCGTGAGTCCTTCCTTCTGGGAAAAATCGTCGAAGCTGACGCCGGCAGACGGCGCGCCGGACCGCTGGTACAGATCCTGGGCCACATCGGCAAGACCGGCGTCCTTGCCGTAATACTCCGCATTATCGGAGCGGTACTTGGCGAGATCGACTGGCATGGATTACATCCCCGAGTTGCCGTAACGGTTCGGATTGAGGCCCAGGCCATAGCCGGCGTTCGGCGTCCCGGCTTCGGTCGCATAGCTGCCCAGTCCGTTCGGCAAGGCCGGCGGCGTTTTGGCCTGCTGTTGCAAATTGAGATAATCCAGTCCTGATTGGTTTTTGGCATACGGCACGATATTGCCCATCTCGTCACGGATGGCCCCGAACTCCGGCGAGGTGGCCGCCGTCACCCGGGCGTTGGCATAGGCCAGATGCGACTGGAGTCCGTAGTTCCCGGTAATGTCGGCCACATTGGCCGCCCCCTGGTTGAGCAGGTTGCGTTCCTGCAACCCGCCGGCCACCCGGGCGTTCTCCATATCCATGGCTCCCTGGTTCATGAGCCCCTGTCGGGCCAGGGCGGCCTGGTTGGCCTGGTCATGGATCTGCGGCTGCTGCTGCACGCTCTGCGTATTGGCCTGGGCGTTCGTCGTGTTCGCATCGGCGTTCTGCTGTAAAATCTCGTATTTTTTCCGCATCAGTTCGTTGAAATCGGGACCGAGACTCATATTGCCTCCCTTGCGTTAGGCGCTTTCGGACTGACTGTAGTTGTAATTTTGGTTGAAGCTGTTCGAATTGCTTGTGCTGCCGCTGAATCCGACGCTGGCCGTGGCGTGGCGCGACCCAAGCGCCGAGGCGGCCAGCTGCGCCGCCGTCGCGGCACAGGCCTGGAGCGCCTGTTCGGACAGCGATCCCTTGACCCGGGCGTATTCCAGCGCCACCTTGGCCTGTTCCACGAATGTGCTGGCCAGGGTGGCCCACTCCTGCACCTGGAGCGCCGCCAGCCCGCGCCGAGATTCGTTCTCGGCCGCCGTGCCGCGCACGGACGCGTCATAGAGCTGCACCTGGGCTGTGGCTGTTTTCAGGGAGGCGTCCACCTGGGCAATGAGCCGTTGCAGCTCGACTTTCGTCCCTTCCAGCCCGGCCTGATAGAGTGCGATCGAACCCTTGTTTCGGGCATCCACAATCTGGGCCTTGGTCGCGCCGATGTCGGCCGCGACCTTTTGCGCGCCGACTTCGGTGGCATAGACGCCGGCTTGGGCCTGATACAGTTCGACCTTTGTTTTTTGGGCGGCGATCTGCTGCGCCCAGGCGTTGTAGCGGGCCACCATGGCGTTGGTCTGGGCGACGAACGCATCCACCTTGGCCTTGAACGCGTCGATTTTTTTTGTTTGCGCCTCGATCTTGGCCAGCGCCCCCTGTATCTGCGCCTTGAACACCTCGACCCGGGTCATCTGCGCCTGGCATTCGGCCACGTACACGTCCACGTCCTGCTTGCGCAGGTCGCCGCGCACCCTGGCCGTTTCCAGCTGCACCTTCCGGTCTTCCAGAACCGTATTGACGGCCCGGAGCTTGACTTCGTAGGCCGTCGTATCGGCCTGATAGCGGGCGAGCTGGAGGTTGTGGACGGCGATCTGCGTGTCCACCATGCGGTAGCCGAACTCGGCCGTGGCCTTGGCCGATTCCAATGCCCTGTCCTGGGCTTTGTTGTAGGCATCCAGCCGCAGGCCCACGGCGGAAATGCCGTGCTCGATCAGGAACTCGAAATGCTGGACGGTCAGCTCGCACTGCTTGCCGACCACCTGGGCCACGCGTTCGTTGACGGTATCGCTGTAGCGCCATTGCGCCTGCTGCTCCCGGTCCGCATCGGCCCCGGTCGGACCGTCCAGGCCCCGGGCCGCCCAGCCGTCGCGGATGGCGGCCAGTTCGATCCGCAGCGTCCGGGCCGCCTCGGACCGCACCTGTTCGATATAGGCCGCGATGCCGGCAATGGCCGCGATGTTGCCGCCGGACAGGAGCCCGTCGTAGATCTGCTGCTCGACGGTCTGCTGCAGGTCGGAGGCCCATTCCCCTGCCTGGTAGACGAACAGCTTGCCGGGCATGTCGATGGTCACGTCCGGCCGTTCGGCGTCCGAAACCGGCAGCGCCAGATCGGTGAAGGTCGGCACCGTCACGGCGGAAAGTGTCGGCGGGTCCGGCAGCACGATGTCGGGATCGTTGGGCAGGCTGACGTCGTCCATGTTCGGGGCCGTGCCCGGGTCTGCCGGCTCCGTGACGTGCGGCATGTCGGGGAGGACGATGTTCGGGGCCGTCGCGGTAAAGGCGGGGATCGGCACGTCCGGCACGTCGATGCGGTCCAGCGTCGGCGCGTTCCCGATTGCGACCGTTCCGAGCGTCGGCATGTTGACGCTCGGCGCACCAGGCATGCTCGCCATCGATGGCATATCGGGTTGCGACGGCGTCGAAATCACCGGGGAGGCAATGTTAATGGCATTGGCCAGCTGGCCGATCAGTGATTGCGCCTGGGAAAATGCCGAGGAAGCCTTGTTGCTGGCATCAAAAAACGCAGAATTAACCAGCGACGAAGCCGATCCTCCATCCAGATATCCGCTTGCCATGTCCTACCCCCTCCGCCGCAGCCCGAGCAAAATGGATCGGATCGTCACGCCGGTTACGGCCGCCGGGCCGGTGCCGGACAGCGTCCACTGCACCTCGCGGCCGGCCCCCTCGGAGCCGATGGCGAAATTGCCGCCGCCCAGCGCCTCGACCGCCGGCGACACCCCGGACTCATAGACCACGGCCAGCTCCACGCCGTCCGTGTCCGGGCCGGTGACGGTCGCGCCCCGATGCCGCTTCCACATTTCGTTGCCGCCGTCCGTCATCGGGCCGGTCATCGTCCAGGCAATGTCCGTCCCGGCATCGTCGTCGCCGCCAAGGGCAAACACGCCGTTGCTGGCCAGCCCGTAAAACCGGCCGTCCAGCTCGAAAAAATCCGTGAACGGCCAGCCGGAGACCTGGGAGACCGCGCCCGTGTCGAACGGGTAGGAAAGGCCAAGCGTCTTTTCACTCACGATGGCAACCTCGATGCGTCGTATTGCAGGATGGCCGTTGCCCAGGCCGGCGCGCTCCGGGCCTGTGCCGCGATGCGGGGCAGCGGGGCAACGAGCGCCGCCGTGGCCGTCGAAAGGATGGCGGCGCGCCCCGATACGTGCGGATGCGGGGCGACCATGCGTCCTGTGGCGGCGGCGCTGGGGATGTCGGACGCGTAGCAGCGCGGCAGCGGCGCGATACACTCGCCTGCGCCCAGGATGCCGGTCAGGGCGTGGGCGGAAAGGGTCGGGCCGGGAGCCGTCATGGAGCCCTGCACCAGGGCCCGGCTTGCCGCCTGGGCGGTCACTGCGGGCAGCGGCGCGATGCAGTCGCACCGGGCGCCGGCCAGAACCGAGACCTGGGGCAGGGGGGCCGTACAGTCGCCGCTCGCGCCCGTGCCGGCGACGACGGTCGGCAGCGGCGCGACGCACACCCCTTGCCCGGTCAGCACGACATGCGCCGTCGCGGCGACCATCGGCAACGGCGCGGTCAGGGATGCCCATGCGCCGGTAACGCCGTCCGCCGTGGCGGCCGGGGCCTCGCAACTGCCCGTAGCCGAAAGGTTGGTCCAACCCGTGGAATCCGGGCAGGGCGCGGTCATGTCGCCCGTGGCGCGCAGTGTCGTGATGCGCAAAAGCCATTTTGCCGTGGTGATGGCGGCGAACGCCGTGGAGGTCAGGATGTACGAAACGGCCGTATAGACGGCCGTCCGGTCCACCATGCGCAGCACATCGTCGATGGTCGCCAATGTCTGATAGGCCGCATCCGTCCAGTCCAGCGGCACCCATTCCTCATCCGATTCGCGGCGGTAGATGGTCCAGGCGTGGCCCGCCGTATCTCCGGCGACCGTGCCGAAGCAGGTCATGACCCGGCCCGGGTCGATGCCGATGGCCAGCAATAGCGACTGGATGAGGATGGCGCCGTCCTCGCAGTCGCCATAATGGCGTTCGAGCGTCGGCAGGGCGCAGGTCCAGCGGTCGCCTATGCCGGTTGTGCTATCCGCCGCATACGCAAATCCGGCCACGAACCGGACAATGGCCACGGCGCATTGATCGTCCGTCGTGCAGCCGGCGCAGATGGCAGCCGCCGCATCGGCAAGAGTGCTGTTGCCCTGCTGCAGGAGCGCCACCACGGACGCCGAAGTGGCGGCGTTGGCGATGGGCTTATCCAGCCCGCAGGTGTAGGCGGAGGCAGTGGCATGGGGCGCCATGGCCGCCCCGGAGGCCGTGCGATCGTAGCCGGACAGGGCATAGACGGTCGGGCTCGGCGCGGCGTTGCTGGCGGTCGCCCCGGTAGAGCCCACGACAAAAGCCGGCGGCGCGATGCACACCGATTCGATGCACACGTGCCCGGCGGCGGAAACGGTCGGCAGCGGCGCGGCACACTCACCCCAGCCCGGCCGGTAGCCGTCCATGGTGCCCATGGCCTCGGGCAGCGGGACGACGCATCGGCCGAACGGTGCCCAGTCCGCCGTGCCGAGCACCGTCGGCAATGGGGTCGAACAGAGGCCGACACAGCCGCAGGTTGCCGTCCCCGAACAAATAGGCTGCGAGAGCGCGCAAAAACCGTTCCCTGTAGGACTGTCTACGGCTACAGCGTCCATTGTGGCGATATAATTAAAAATTGTAGCCATGTTAGTAAATTATAAGGCAACCGTTTATGTACGATATACTTGAAACAGTAGAGGCGACAGAGTTTATAGATATTGTTTGTCCATTATGGATAACATACTCTACTCCATCAATATATATTGTTCCAGTTGATGAGATTGAACCTATTACAACATCAGAATAACTATAGGTTGGGGCTTTGACATTAAACATAGAAGCCAAACTTACCGAGACAGGCACTTTTGTTTCACAAATAAAGTCATCACCAAATTCAACGCTATTTCCGTTAGAGTTTTCAATGACTATAGATTTGTACACATCAAATAAATAATATTGATCGCTTGCCGTCTTTGTAAAAAAAGATCCGTATCCAATGAAGGATACCTTTAAAGTGTACTCACTGTCACTTCCTGTGTCTGTGTATATCATTCTAATGTCAGAAATACCAGTGTAACACTTTATATATGTATTTTCTCCCGTACTTTGGTCGTAAGATACCCAGGCATCATAGTAGCTATTTGAATCATTTTGGTCAGGCATCCACCCCATCTCTTGTCCACTATTCGTGGTTTGTGTAAGAGTTAATTTACTCCCAAATGAAAATAACTTCGACAATTCGGATATATTTCTCCCGCAACGGATTTCAATCCGATGAGGAAAACCATCAAATCGGCAAGATACAGATTGTGGGTACTTGAATTTCATTACACAACCTCAAGTTGAAAATATTCTAATGCAATGGAAGATACAGAACGTCTTCCACCCATTAATACCCAGTATAAATTTATATAGTTCCTATTTTTATCCCATAGGTTGTTTCCATTCCAGCTGTCACTTTCATAAAACGTTGGCTCTGTATAAGTAGAACTTTTGATTACTACGCCATCTAAAAGCATGGACATGAGTTTTGTCGAAAGGTTCGCCCGCACTTCCCAGGTATGCCATTGTCCGTCTATTGCCTTAGAATCATCTGTCAGCCAAAGCTTTGTTTTTTGCGGATACCCTTCAAAATTTGCATAGGTCTCCACTCTATTACCCATAGAAAAATAAATAGTAGAACAATATGGGTTTGATTGCGTTGCGTATGAGTTAAAAATTACGGTAAATTGTTCTTCGTTCATAATATTAGAATCATACGCAGTGTCCGCTGATTTTACTCTAGATCTTAATCTTATTTCTTTCCCAACATAATTTTCATATATACTATTGTATATAGTTATATCGCCATAATTAAAAAAACTACCGACCGCCTGAATGATGCTACTTCCACACTCTCCTTGCGAAACGACAGCATCATAATCGCTACACCGACCTATTACTTCTGCTCCAGCCGTGTTTCCGCATCTATCTATAAATCCATTTGACGTGCTAATCTTTTCAATGTTGTTCTGTTGCGGACAACCAATAAACATTTCGTTAAAAGTATGGACGGCAAGGTAGTCTCTATAAAATTCCCTTGCCGTCATATCTTGCGGGGAAAGCGTTATTTTCCCGTCGTTATCATAATATGTTTTGAGTAATTCCATAATTATTAACTGCCTATACGGTGATTGGTTGGAACCCAGTACAGAATCAAACCTTCACCGGGGTCATACCTTTCGCTATCAATCTCTTTGCCTCAAAATCATCCGCCACGAAAACACCGCCAAATACTTCTTTTGTTAAAAGTTGTATCTCTGCTTTTGAAAGGGCGTGATGATAAAAACGGGGCAATACAATGTCCATATTGGCGGAATACGTCCACGAACAATCCCAATCAGTGGACGGACTGTCTTTTCCCGGAGCATAGTACCACCCATCCGCTCCAGTCTTCCATGGGAGCTCAGTTCCCCAGCCGTCATAATTCTGAAAGGCAGCTCCCGATTGTTTCCCTGCCGTCAAAAAAACAGTATCGTCGCCAAGCTTCATAATATATAATTGAGTTAACCCAGAGTTATCTCCATCGCTATTGGTCTGTTCATATGTCATACAGACATGATACAATTCACCTATATCTAACTCACCAGACACAATAGTATCACATCCATATTCTGATTCAAAATCATTTATTTTTCCAGCCAAAATATGATTCCCGTTGTAAAAAAAAAGTCCACAGTAATTTATTCCAATACCATATCCCCCCGGGTGGCAGACTGGGAATGGCTGGGTTCCGAAAGTAACTTTTTTATTTGATTTATATATATATTTTTTATATTGATAATCTTTAAAAGTGAACACAGTAAATGTTATCAAACCTATTTTTGTCGAAATAACTACAGGGGGGTCTTCATGGTTATATATATAATTAACATATTCTACAGTTCCTGAAATATTTTGGATCGTCACATTCGACCCTATTGTAGCATTTGACCCTGTTACCTTACCATCTACAGTTACTTCTTTTTTTTCAAATTCAAAAGAATAGACATCCCCATAATAATTATTATTGTCTTCGTCAGTCGTTACCACTCTCGTATTGTTAGGATAGTCTCTTTTATATGGCGTTCTCCACTTGCAGAATGAATAATATGGTGCTGAATTTTCTATTTCTTTATTTTCTTCCCAAAAATCTGTATATTCCCCTTCATATGTTTTTAATTTCCCCGTTACTACCTTGTCCCAATACGGAGAATCTCCAGAATAGTCTGTGGTAAGAAGCGGCTCGTCAGCGGACAGAGTTCCCATTTCCCGATAGCCGATACGAGGATATGCATGGGTAACAAAATTCTTGTTGCAATCAGGCCATGGATCGGTACGAGTAACATAATGATTTGAAAATCGCGACGGAATATGCAAGCCTATTAATGGACAGATGCTCCCAGGTTCCGTCACCAGCCAACTTACACCATCGGTGGATGTCAGCACGCGGGGTTTGACCGGATTCCAAATCGTATAACCACAATCAAGCTCGTCCGTTTTTTCAGAAAATGAATAATCCATAACAATTTCTTCATTTAATCTTACGACACATGAAATGGAAAACGATCCGCTTGATGGAATATGATCATCAGGAAACGTGATGCCAGAGTCCAACGTTATCGCTTCCGCCGTGTTCCCAGGCAGAACGAGAACTTTATAATCCCTGATAATTGAGCCGTCAGGGGCAACACCACAAGACGGCAATCCTACCTCGACTCTGGATGCCGTGTGGATGGCATTCCCGAATGCACATTCTTCCCCTTTCAATACTCCATTAGGGATGCAGTTCTTCCCATTTTTAACGCAATCATACCGCGCCACGCAGCCCGGAATCCAGTAGAACTGGCCTGGCTTGAGACCGCCAGTATGCGGCACATGCACGTCCGCCGAATACTGGCCGAACATCCGATGCGCGGTGACGACCGTGCCGTCGTCGAACTGGACGGTATGATCGTACACCTGCAAATCCTGCTTATTGACGTACTGGAGCGTTTGCAGCGCATTGCGGACATGGCCCATGCGCAACTGGCCGGCCTGTTCGTCCCCGGTGAACTCACACCCGAGGAACGTATCGGTGGGCTTGAACCCGTACAGGCCGGCCAGAATGTTGGTCATGGCAGCTCTTCCGCCGGTCTAGGACGCCGGCATGGTAAAAGTGAAACTGTCGATGGTGGTGGTCGCGCCGGAGGTGACGGCCGTGGAACTCATGTTGAGCTGGGCGCCGGAGGTGGAGACCGAGCCGTCGAACCGGGCGGCGGTGGTGGTGGCTCCGGTGGTCATGTCGTTGGCGTAGAAGCGGAACCAGGCCGCCGTGCCGGTGGCAATAGCCACGCCAGACCAGACGTCCGAAGTCTTGGCGATCGCTCCGTCGGCCGCCGTGCCGAAATTCAGGCCGTTGGCGGCCGTGCCGGCGGTAAAGGCGCCCGACGCCACGGTGATACGCAACAGCTTGGTGCCGTTCTCCGCATCGTCGGCCGTCGTCGGCTGCACGCCGGAATAGACGTCGATGACGCCGTTTTGCATGAGAGTCTTGACCGCGCTCGTTCCGAGCATCCCGTTGCGCAGGCCGGTGGAAAGTCGCAGTGCCATGGTCATGGCCTCCTATGGATGATAGAGGGCCACGACGCGGCGCGGCAGGCGAAGGAGTGCCCCCCAGCTGGCCGGCGCGTCCATGGCCACGTTATTGTAGGTGAGTTTGAGGACGTTGCCCTGGGAGATGCCGAGTTCCAGCCCCGTGGCCGTCGCCCACAGGATCGCCCGTACGGGGTTGAGATGCGCCACCACGTCGCTGGCCAGCACCGGCAGGAACATGCCCTGCCGCACCGGCTCCCGGCTGACCACGGTCATGACCATCTGCGACACGTCCCAGCCGGCATAGAAACAGATCCGGTCCTCGGTGGAGACGTAGAACCCGTCATCCACCGGCATGATCATGCGCACGGCCGAGGATTGGCGCGGCAGCCGGTCCGAACCGATCCGGCAGTGGTGCGGGAACCCAGGGACGGTGTAGCGCACCTCGTCATCCACCCCGATCCAGATCCGGCCGCCGAAGGCCGCCAGCACGGTCCCGGCCGGCACCTCGCGGAACGCGGCCGCTTCCCGGGCGTCAGACGAATAGGGCAGTCCGCCCCAGGGCTTGGCCTGGCCCCCGACGATGCAGCCCTTTTGCAAGCCGTTGCTCCAGTAGAGCTCGTCGCCCTGCCGGCACCAGGCCAGCCGCAACCCCGGCGTCAGCCCGGTCACCAATGGCGTGGCAACCAGCCCGGAAACCACATGGAGCGTATCGCCCGAGGCGACGTACCAGCGGTCACCGTCCACGAACGGGGAATGTGGGTGGTCCAGGTCCATGATCCGGGAAAACCCCGGCCGGGTGGTCCAGATGCGGCCGCCGTCATGCAACTCCAGGTTGACGATGGGCGCGGCCTGGAACGCGCCGGTCCGGCCGTTCCAGGCCAGGGAATCCGGCGTGGCCCGGTTGTTGAGCCCGAGGCAGTTCCGGCAGGCGATGGAGAACATCAGCACAGGCTCCGGATATGGGCCGTCTCATGCTTTGCCGACGAGGCGGTCAGACCGCGCTGGTGGAAGGCCGCGCGCAGCTTGCCCAGCTCGCGGGTGAACATGGCGTCGAACCGGTCAGCGTTCGGCTTGCCGCCGGAGAGCGCATCCTCGATCTTCTCGAAGCACCACTTCGCCGCATAGGGCACCAGAACGTCGCAATGCCGGTCCGGCGGAATCCCTTCGATCTCCTCGGCCAGCACGTTCACCCGGGGACCGGCCGGCGCGTCGGCCAGGGGTTCCCTGACCACGATCCGCAGCGAATTGGCGGCAACGATCGTGTACGTCCCGTCGTTGCCCGTGCTGCCGACAATGGACACGACATCGCCGGGGCCGAACGGCGCGAACACGTATTCCGGGCTTCCGATGGTCTTGGTCGCGGCCACGAACGTCAGCGGCCCGTTGCGCAGGGCCAGCGTGTGCGGCCGCCTGGAGTAGTGCAGCTCCAGGACCGTATCCGCTCCGGGAGCCGGCCAGACGAGCAGCTCGGTCCCGACCGTGGCCACGCGCCGGATATGGCTGCCGGAGCCGCAGCCGCGCATGGTTTCGACCTCGACCGCGGATTCCACGATATCGAGGTGGGGACCGCCGTCGGCCGGCCGGGCCAGGAAAAGGTTGCGATGGAAGTCCGCCGGCAGAGCCACGGAAATGGCCCCGGCCGGCACCGTCACCGTGGCCGAGGTCTCCAGCCCGGGCAGGAGCAGCGCCCCGGCCACGAACTGCAACGCCGTGTTGCACAGGGAGACGATAAAAGCATCCGTGCAGCTCGGATCATTGACCACGGCCCTGACGGCCACGACGAGTTCAGGCAGCCGCATTGCTACGCGTCCCATCCGTACCGGCCGCCAGCTTCGTATCCAGAGTGGCCGGGTCCACCATCACCTCGCCCAGGATGGAGAAGGGATACCGCAAAACATCCGCCTTCCCTTCATAGCCGCGCTCCTTGGCGTTCTGGAGCGCTTCCAGATACGGCGCGGTCAAAAGCACTTCCGCATCCCGCTGGACGATGTTGATGACGCCGTTGACCGTCAGCGGTACGTCCTTGTCCCCTCCCGGCTTCGGAGAGGACGGGATGATGATCCGCCACCGCTTTTCCAGCTTCGCGGCCGTTGTCGTGGTCGAAGCCGCCTCTTCGGCGGCAGCCGTTTCCGTCGATTCCGTTTCCGTATTCTTGGCCATGAGAAACTCCTTGAAAACCGCCCGGAGTCACCCCCCGGGCGGTCCTTGTTATTCGGGCAGGGCGATGGCCGTGCCGCCGGTCTTGCCCGGCGCATCGGCAATGGCCGTGGACGAGACCACGCCGTCGCCGCCGCACAGATGCGTATGATCCACCATTTTTTCCCGCAGGATACGGTAGACAATGGCAATAGCTCTGCGCGTGGCCGGGTCCGGCACGGTGGACAGTACCGCGTTGATGGTGCGTTCCATGGCCAGCTCCCTACAGCGTCTCGCCGGGCACGATGCCCGCGAGGTTGACGTAGGTGGCCGTGATGCCGGCGGCGTCCAGAGCCGTGGTGCCGGCCACGAAAGCGGCGCCTGACCCATTGGCGACCTTGACCGCGCCGAAGGCGGCATAGCCGGCGGCCGGCGTCGGCACGGTGATGTCGCCATCGCTGTCGGCGGTCACCAGCGTCACGGCCAGATCGCCGGCGGCATCCAGGGACAGGAAGTAGGCGCCCTGACCACCGGCGGCCACGGAACCGCCCGTGGTCAAGGCAATGGTGGCCTGGGCCGCCTTGGCGTAGATCCTGCCGGCGATCCGGTAGGAAAAGGCCCCGGCCTTGGGGGCCGGGCTGGACGCGGCCGAAATGGCCAGTCCCGGCGAATCCACCGGACCATTGCGCAGGTATTCCAGTGTGGCCACCTGCTCCGCGTTGGGAAATCCATCAATAAGGCTCATCTCGTATCTCCTTACCGCCCAGGCGGTTAGTTGCTACCAGCCACTTCCAGGCGGCAGCCCCACAATTCCTGCAGGATCTCGGCGGTGAACCAGGTCTTCCAGCCGGCATAGCCGCGCTGTCCCAGGGGATCGGACTTGTCGATGGTATCCGGGTTGATGACCTTCACATCCACGGGGATGACCGGCTCGCCCTTTTCGTTGGCGTTCTGGGTGCGGTAGCCCTTGAGGGCCACGGCGCCGAAGAAATCCTTGCCGAACATGAGCAGGGGATAGACGTTGGCAGACGTACCGCCGGTACTGGCCAGGCTGGTCCCGGCCGCGCCGCCGGCATCCTCCCAGGGCGTAAAAATGTCCTCTTCGATGAATCTGACTTCCTCGATGGTGCCGATCTCGCGTTCGTAGGGGCTGACCCGGCCGTAATCCTCCACGGCCTTGAACCCGTCACAATCGCGGATGTCGGCGGTCAGATCGGGATGATGAAAACAGATGAAGCTCGGCTTGACGTTCACGGTCCCGTAGCGGGCGTCCGAGGTCAGTACCCGCGTCACCGGCCGGCAGCGCGCCCGCTTGAGTCCCTTGACGGCCTTGCGGAACAGGTCGCGGCTCACCCGGGTATTGACGGCGGACCGGCTGGACCCGTTGGCGTAGAAAACGGACGTGCCGCCGAGCACCTTGGCCACGGCCACGCGTTCCAGCATTTCGGCCGCCGACTCGCCCATGCGCTCGGTGATCTGCTGCAACACGGGGTCGGTGTTGGTGTCCTGCACGACGTCGGAAATCTCCATGACGTCGCCGTACTGGGTGATGGCGGCCTGGATGTCGTCGTAGGTGATCTTGCCGGCGGCCGGGGTCACGCCTTCGACCAGGGCCTTCGGAATGGTCGGGATCGGATTGTACCGACGCCAGGTGATATTCTTGGTGGTTCCTTTGGGAATCACATCGACCTGGGCAAAATTCATCAACATGAGGTACGGGACCATCACGTCGAGGAACTTCTTGGCCAGGTATGTTTTGGTCCGGGGGGACAGAATATCGGAAGTCTGAACAGGCATGGAGAAATCCTCTTACTTGTCCGCCTCGAAAGCCTCGCTGAACGCCGCATCGACGTCGTTCTCGTCCGGTTTGCCGCGCGGCGGACGGGACACCCGAGAGTGCTCCACGCCGATGGCGGCATCGGCCCGACGCTGTGCGTCCTCGGACAGCGGCTTGGCCTTCGGTTTGGCGGTCTGTTGGTTCTGGTATTCGTCGAGCAGGGCGTTGACCTGGTCGGCGGTGCCTTGTTGCAGCACCTGCATCCGGGCCGCCCCGTCCTTGAAGGGCATCGTTTCGATCCAGGTCACGACCGCATCACGAGCGGCCTTGGCCGTGGTCTGGGCCGTGGCGTCGCCGCCGAACAGGCCGGCGAACTCGGGATGTCTGGCCACGATGCGCTGGGCGTGTTCCTGCTGCGAGGTCGCGACACGTTCCGTTTCCAAGCGCTTGACGTTGTCATGCAGCTCGGTTTCCAGCTGCACGGTCCGGGCGGCCATGGCCGCCACGGCCGGGCCGTAATCCTTGAGCGTGGCCCGAATGGCGTCACCGTCCGGGCCGGCCAGCGTGAGCATGGGGGCCAGTTTCGGGTACGCCTTGGCGAACGCCTCGGCATCGGGCGAAAGCTCATCGGGAATGGCCACGGTCTTCGGCGCGGGAGGTTCCGGCGTGGCCGGCGCGGCGAGCTTCGTTTCCAGCCGGGAAAGACGTTCGGCCAAACGGTTCTTCTCGTCCTCGGAGGCCAGCAATCGGCCGGTCTGCGTCCGCAGCTCGGCGCGAAGGCTTTCCACCGGGTCCGTTTTGTCGGCTGCCGGTGTTTCCTTCGCCCCTTCGGCCGGCGCTTCCGGGGAAGCGGGAGCCGCTTCCTCCTCGGGAACTTCCGGCGCAGGCGTCGCCGGTTCGGGTTCGGGCGCGGTTTCTTCGACCGTGGGCGGCGTTTCCTCCGTCCCGGTAGGCGTGTCGCCGCCGGGCAATGCGTCGGGCTTTTTGTCCTCGGGCTCGAAGAACTCGGCGAAATCATCTTTTTCGGCTGCCATATTCGTTTCCTTCCATCGGGTACCGGTTCACCGGGCCCGGGTTCCTCGGGTCGCGGCCTGGGCCGCGATGCCGTCATTAGACTGTATAGGAGCCGGTCTTTTGCCGTTCGGCCGGCTGCTGTCCCTCGATGCCGTTTATAAAGGTGCGGCAGATGGAAATGCTTCCTTGCAACTTTTGGAAATTCCGTGCATCCGCCTGTTCCAGCTTCAGGGACAATTCCTGTACTTCGGCGTCCAGCATCCGCAAAACGACCTGCACGACTTCCATATTCCTGTTGTCGCGCAAGTAGCGGACGCAGGAATCGCGATCAGTCTTTGCCGAAGGCATCATCAAAATCCTTTATAGCCGCATCGGCTGAACTTTCGACTGACAATTCAGTTACTTGCAATGATACAGTGGCGTCTTTCTTCCCGTCATCTTCAATGGAAATGCGCTGGCATTCCGCCTTGGCCGTGATGAAATAGGACTTTCCAACTTCAAAATCGGAAGCATCCTTCCCGAGTTTTTCAAGAGAAGAGCCCTCCAAAGTGATGCGCAGTCCCCAGGGATAGGCACCCCCATCCATGGAGAGCGTTGTCTGGTCCTTCTTGATTTCCTGCTTGGTCCGCTTCATGTTTTCCATGGATCACCTCAAAAAAATCAGGACGCCGCCAGATCAGGCCCGGACTGGGCCGGCGCGGACGGCTGCGGTTGTGCGGGTATCGCGGGGTGACTTGCCGGCAGGACCGCCGGCACGGGGGATGTCTCGGGTGCGGCTTCTGCCGGCTGGGCGGCCGCCTGCTGCAGCATGCCGGCCAGCGCCTGGCTCGGATCGATGCCGCGTTTCTGCATCTCGGCCATGACCGCCTGGACATTGGCCTGGGCGGCCATGGTGGCCTGCTCCATCTGCTGCCGTTGCATCTGCTCCTCGGTCAGCACAATGCCTTCGGGGATCTCCAGGTTGGACGCCAGTTCCGTCAGCAGTATCCGGTTATCTACCAGTGGCGCGAACCGCTGGTCGGCCGTCAATGCCGCGAACTGGTTGAGCGCCTGGGCCCGCACTTCCTTGGCCACCAGCACCGTGGCGCCCCGGGCCACGACGTTGAAATCGCCCTTGATATCCGGACGCGGATTGAAATCCATGTTCCAGTGGAACAGCGCCCGGATGAACAGGCTCGTGACGTCGTCGTCGAAACCCTTGATGAGTTCGGTCAGGTTGATACTGAGCGCGCCCATCAGCATGGACATGCCGGACGCCGTTTTGGCCGCATCGGCCACGTTGCCGTCGCCATGCACCCAGCGCGGGGTGGTCAGCTCGTCGCCGAAATCATCGAAGAGTTTGACCATGGCCAGAAAATTTTGGGTGTTCGGCTGCACCTGCCAGAACATCAGGGCGTTTTTGAGATCGTCTGACGTATCGAAAAAAATTTCCCGGAACGCATGGATGTTTTTGCCGTCCTCGTCCGGGGCCAGGGCCGCCCGGTTGACGCCGGTGATCGGGCCGGCCGACGTGCCGGCATTGTCCAGCATGGCCCGGACGGACGCGTTCAGGGCGCGCTGCGGGTCACGCATGATGCGGGGGATGCCGTCGCCGAAAAGACCGGATTCGTCGGTCTCGATGCGCCAGAGATAGTAGGGGAATTCCACGCCGCGAAGGGGGGCCAGCACGGCCTTGATGATCTTGCCGCCCAACATCCAGACGTTGCACCAGTAGTTTTCCAGCGGCTCCTTGTCCGTCATGTCCACGCCGGCGCTTTCCAGCTCGTCGCCGCGCAGCCAGCCCCAGCGTTCCAGGACGCGGTAGCGGTTGCGCAGCACGGTCAGGTTGTTCTTCTCGCCGATCTGGCGCAGATGCTGCTCCCAGTAGTATTCCTTGGCGTCGCCGTCCTTGACGGTGTCCAGGTAGTCCCGGATGACGTCGCCGAAAAAGGACGGCTGGTCCGCCAGCTCCAGGACCTCATTGCGCAGCATCAGGTATTCTTCGTAGACGTAGCGGCAGGACCGCAGATCCTTGGCCGTCATGTCCGGATAGAAATTCCAGATGGACACTTCGCGGAAATAGGGCACGCGCTCGGCCGGCGACGTTTCCAGCGTCCACTGCTCGTCCGTGCGCGTTTCGTTTCCGTCGGCGACCGGAACCGGAACCGGCTTCCAGCTTTTCGTTTCCTGCTTGCGGACGAGCGGCCCCTTCAGAATGCCTGTTCCGTAGCGGCATCCGGAGACGACGACCTTGCGGACGACGGAGCGATATCCGACATGATCCGGGCCTTCGGCCAGCTGGTCGTCCATGGCCTCCATCATGGCGGCGGCCCGCTGCTTGGCGATCTCCATCGTGGCGTCGGCCAGGCTGAGGCTCTTTTGTTGCGCCAATTGCGTAGCGGCCAGTTGGGCCTGACTGTCCAACGTCGGTTCGGGCGTCGGCTTGATTTCCCAGTTCCGTTCGTTGGAGCGCGGGAACAGGATGTCCATCACGCGGGCGATGATGGTGTCGGTCTTGACTTTGGTCTTGCGGAAAAAGATTTTCGACCGGCCTTCCTCCAGATCCTTCAGCACTTCGGGATCGTAAGCGCCCTTGTAGGCGCGGAAATCCTCAAGCCAGATCAGTTCCTGCGTCCGGCGATCGTTCTTGGCCGTCTGCGCCTCGCTCCACAGGAGTTTGCCCAGCGCGGCAAACTTTTCCTCAGAACTGTTGGGCGTGCGGGAAAAGGTGGACGCCAATTTCTGCTTGACCTTGGAAACAAGGCTCATGACGGTCGCCTCTTCCCGGTGTAGAGCGTGCAGTCCCGATAGGCTTCCAGGCGGCGGATGAGCTTTTTCGGCAGTTTGACGCCGAAGGCATCCAGATGCCCGAGGATGGACAAGGTTTCGGTGATGGCCAAGTACATGACCATCAGCGCCCGAAAATCGATATGCAGGATCACCTCGGCCCTGGCGTTGAGCACATCGTCAAGCGTGGCGGCCGCCAGGATGGCGGCGGCATAGAGGAAGAACTTGGCCAATCCGCGCAGCAGCTTCGCCCGTGACAGGCAGCCGTCGCGCCAGCCCCGACTGAATCCCAGCACGAAATCCAGGCACACCAGCAGGAACAGGCCGTTGGCCAGGCGATCCCAACCGCCGAGCAATCCCGTCAGAAAGGCGCACACAGTCGCTCCGCAGGTTTTTGCCGCCCAGCCGCCGAGCAGCGTCCGGCCGACATCGGCCAGGTAATCCCGGGCCGTAGGCCACATCACGCGGCATCCTCCAGAAGACGCAATGCCGCTTGGGCCGACGCGCCGTCGATTATTTCCTTGGCCGCCAGACGCATCGCGGCCACGGCCTGGGCATCCGTGGCGTCCATGGCCACGTCCTCGGGCAGGGTGGCTTGCAACCGTACGTACCGGTCTCCCAGCAATTCCCGGCATTGCCGGTCCACCAGTTCGGCGCCCCCGTCGAACATGATATCGAGCAGATGGGGAGCCCACCGCGCCAATCCGGCATCCCGGGCATCTTCCAGCAGGAACGGCACCTCGCGCTTGCCGGTGCCCAAGGACAGAAGTCTTGGCTTATGGGCGGTATGAAAAACCTCGGCCAGGGCGAGGAGCGCCGGATTGTTGGCCACCACGCCGCCATCGATGCACGGGTAGGTCAACCCGCTGGCCGTCGTGACAACATGCGGCTCGAAGAAGGTCGGTGCCGCCGATGTGGCCCGGGCCACATCGGCCATGCGGCAGTCGTTTCCGTCCAGGTCCCAGGACCGAAAAACGACCGTTTCCCGACCCTCAATGTCGTAGGCCACGGCCATGGCCATGGTCTCGCATGCCTGGCTCATGGTCTGCTGACCGAAAATTTCGACCAATCCGATTTCGAGTTCGCCGGCATCATACAATTCGTCGAGCAGGCCACCGGCCGATTCGAGACGTTTCTTGAGCGTCCGCGAAAAAATGGCCGGGCCCTTTTCCAGATAGAAGTCGGCCAGCCTGGCGGCCGGCGTTCCGGCGGCCAGGGCCAGGGCCAGGATGCCGCCGGTGGACGTGCCGGCAATCAGATCGAACCGTTTGGCGATGGACGTGCCGGTGCGTTTCTCGAACTCGGCCAGCACCAGCGCCGGGATCAGCCCGCGAATGCCGCCGCCGTCGATGGAGAGGATGCGCATGGCTACTGCACCGCCGCCGTGATGGCCGTTACCCGGGCCCGGGCCCGGGTCCAGAGATCGAGCGCGGACGCCAGGTCGCCCTTGGCGTACACGGACTCCACGTCCACGATGTCGGCCTTGAGGTCGGCCAGACCCGGCAGCGCGCCGGCTTTGTCCAGGCGCGTGTAGGTGGCCCACAGCCAATCGATGCCGGATTTGAGCCGTTGTCCCAGTGTGGACGCAGCAGCACCGGACGTCTCGGCTGTGGTCGGGGCGTCCGGCCCGAGGGCGGAGAGGTGCGACGATCCGCCCCCGGTGGACACACAGGCGGGGAGAGACGCGGACAGAAGGACGGCGAGGAGCAAGGCGGGGAATTTACGCATGGGCGGCTTCCTTTGGGGTGAAGGTAAAATTCGGGGACTTGCCTTCGAAGTAGGCAATGACGGCATTGAGCGTGTCCTGGGACAGCACGCTGGCCACGCCGAGCGCGATTACTCCGTAGATGGAGATGGTCGGCGTATGGAGCATCCCGGAAAAAGACAGCGATATCAGACACAGAACGGTCACCACGAACTTAAACCAGCCCATGGAGTCCTCCAGGAATGCGGGCGATCACTTCGTCGGGATAGGTATTGCTGGCATTGTGGCGATTGCCGGGGCCGCCGTTGTATGCGCGCAGCACCACAACATGGCCCTCGGAGCCATAGTGTTCATAGAGCCGGCGCAGATACGCGCAGCCCCACTTGAGGCCGACGGCCGGAATGGTCAGTTCGGGAAACCAGCCTCGGAATCCGACGCATCGGGCGGTCTCGCCCATGATCTGGAGCAGGCCCCAGGAGACGGCCCGCAACGCCCGTTCCGTCTCGACGGTGCAACCGGACGGCACGAAATTCATGTCCTGGCCAACGAGATACCGTTTGTAGAAATCGGGTTCGAAACGCACGGCCAATGCGTTGTCCGCGCTTTCCTGCTCCACCATGGCCCGCAGGATGGCGGCCTGGATGTTGGCGTCCTGCGCATTGGCCAGGACAAGTTGTTCCGTCTGGGGAGAAAGCGACATGGCGACCTCCAAGCGAGGCCGCCATGTCCGAGTGTGAGGCAGGCATCAGGAACGGTGGGCGGCCGTTTGCAGGTCAAAACGTAGCATGGCTTTTTGACCGGCCCGGTCGGACGTCGCGGAATGGAGGGTGAATGTCGGTTGAGTGTAGGGTGTTTGTCGGTGGAACGCAGGGGGAATGTCTAGGAAGATTTTTCTTGACAAATTTTCACGCTACATCATTTCGTCACCATACATCCACTGGCCGTAAATTCCTTGTGCCATTCAATTAATTTTGTCGCGTCGGCAATATAGGAATAACCATCAAACCGAACAGGCATCGGTGGGGTCGCGCCTTTGTACCATTTGCGGAAACGACGCTCGCCGATGTGCAACGTCTGGCAAATCGCTTCTTTGGTCATCAGCATTTCCGCATTGTGCATGTCAATACCCCGCAACAGGATCACCGTTTTTTTGCCTATGCTGCGTATCGCTTTCCACTCGCGACCGTTCATCACAGGCCGCCACTGCCCAAAAGAGCGCCGCCACACTCGGGAAATCCACAATCGGCCGGCGCGCATCCACGCCGGCATCCTCGACCTGCGCCTGTAGCTCGCGATCATGCAGGACAAGCGCCTGTCGGCCGATGGTTCGCGCATCCACATACGGCGCCCAGTCGGCCACCATCTGCCAGCGTCCCACCCCGGGAGCCGCCCGCAGATTGAGACGCGGCCGCCGTTGCGCGGTCAGCCGGTCGTTGAGCGACCGCAGTCGGCGCGCGAACGGATGCCATGGGTCGCCCACCCATACCGACACGAGCGACCTCCCCAGGCTGTCGCCGGCCCAGGGGCAGACGAGGCTGGCCGCCTCCAGAAGCCGCTCCACGTCGGCCGACGTCTCCCAGGCCGCCAGCCGCAATACGCGCACGCCGTCCACCGGATCACCGCGACTGGCTTCGGCCAGGGCGACCGCCGCCCCGGGCACGTTCCCCTTGGGCCAGGCCAGCCCGGCCACGATGCGCCCATAGAGCAATCCCGTCTCCACGTCCTTGATGCGACGGGCCTGTTTGTCTTCAACAACATCAAATTTCATAAGATTACTTCTTTGATTTTGCCTATGACCTTAGTCATTATCGAATCGGCCTCGGCTTCAAAAATCACTTTGCCTCGTTTCTTATTCGGTTTCATTTCATAAACTGGATGACATTCCAAATGGTGCCCAATTTTATCGAATATTATTGATACTTCATAATATCCATGCAAATCTCCAAACTTATCTGTCATCCCCAATTCCTTCCGCTGAAATAGGACTTCGACGCATAATCGCCGGCAATGCACAGGTAGTTGAAGGCATGGCGATAATGGTCCGGCCCGTTCAGTTTGACCCAGGTATAGGTCTTGCTCCCCGTCTCTTCATTCTCTTCCAGCTTCTTGGCCGTATTGGAACAATGCTTGGCAAACTCTTCCACGGGCTTACACTGACGCGGCAGCACGATCTTCTTATCCATCATGGCCTGATGCGAGGCGTCCAGACTCTCGGTCCGGTTGTCCGAGACCTGATATTTTTTCTCATCCCAGGCATAGGCCCCCTTCTGGTGCTCGCTGTACCAGTTGAGAAACACCCGGCCGGGGAAACGGCCGGCGAACTCCCGGGCCTTGCGCGTCTCCGGCATCCCGTCGATGACGCACCGCGAGACGTTGAAGATCGTCATGAGCCGGTCCAGCTCCTCGAAATCCTTGTACTCGCCGATATGCACGATCATGCCGTCGGCCCGGCCGATGACGACATGCAACCCCTTGCCCTGGTCCACACCCATGAAGCACGGCCCCGGGTCCGAGGCGGCAATGCCGTGCGAACCGCACAGAGCCAGCACCTCCTCGACCGTGATACGATAATCGGCATCAACATAGGCTAAGCCAATTTTGTAATTGTAAAATGCCGCCATGTTGCGCGTAGTTCTATATTGCGAAAGAATTTCGGCCGGCGTCACGTACTGCGATAAAAGCTGGCTGTACTGATAGCCGCGCCATTCCGTCATCGTCGGCTTTTGCGCTACCCATTCCCCCTGGGCCGGGTTAAGCACCCCCTCGCGACAACGCATACAACGCACAACCACCGTGCCGTCCCGGCGTTCCCAAAGCAGTTCGGGCGCGATTCGTTCCTTTGGCCGTGCTCCGGCAATCCATTCCTCAACCGGGTCAGTCCATCCGCCGCAACGCGGACATTTGAGCAGCCAACGCCGTTGATCCGAGAGCTGGTAAAGCCAATCGACACCATAATCCGGCAACGTCGGGTTGCTTAGAAAATGCTCCCATTTGTAGTCCGAATGCCCCATACGCTCACGGGCCACCGCCTCAATGCCCGCCGGGAACAAATCAAACTCATCATAAACGATGAAATCCACCGGGTCGGACCGCAAACCTTCCGTGGACTTCGTGCCACGAAAATACAGGTTCTTGCCGCGTACGCGCTTGAGCCCGATGCTGTCGGTATCGATCACCCACTTGCCAAGCGTCTCGGGATTGCGTTCGATAAGCGGGCCCACGCGCGAGCGGGAAAAATCGCCGGACCCCTTGGAAGATGGGAACAGGTAGAGTACGCCGACGAACGGCATGTAGAGCGCGCACCAGAACGCCCGCAGAATCGCCCGGGTGGTATTGCCCATCTGGGCGCACTTCAGTTCGACTTGTTTGGGGTGATCATCGGCGTAGGGAACTTCAAGACACTCATGCCGCACAAAAGAGAAAAGCCCTCTATCAAGGAGAACCTTCATTTGCACGGCCCAGGCCCCGACGCCTCCGGGAGGTGCCTGTTCCGTCGTGACGATACGCGATTGCAGTTGCGTCACGAAGTTAGTTAGAAGCGCCTGACTTGCGCCGCCCTTCGCCATTTCGTCTGTTCTCCTTTCCTGCCGGGGTCGTTTGATCGGCCAAAATTACACCCGCGCGCACATCCGCATACTGATGGAACGGGGTGGCCCCTCGCAGGGGGGGGGCTTGTGGCAGCGCCCCCCTACCCCCCCCATGCCCCTACAGCACGTTGGCGTAGACGCTCCGGATCTCCTCGGGCTGGATACACAGGTAATCGAGCGTCTGGCGCTGCGTGGCGTGCCCGAAGATCTCCATCAGCGTCGGGATGTCCACGCCGAACGTCACGCGCTGGTGGTAGCCCCAAGTCTTGCGCAACGTGTGCGCGCCGTAGTGGCCGGGCAGGTTGATTGCCTCACACCAGCCCTTGACCAGTTGCCACAGGTACTGCGTGGTGATCGGCCCGCGCTGCCCCTGGAAAATCCGTTCATCGTCGGCGAACTCCCGTGTGGCCAGGAGCCGCGCCAGCACCTCACGGACAGCCGTATTGGCCGTCAGCCGCCGTTTCTTGCCGGTTTTCTGCTCGCGCTTGGCCGCCCCGTCCGGATCGGCCAGGATGGCCCGCACCTCGCCGGCCGTGAGCGACACGAGGTCGGAGCCGCGTAGCGCCGTATTGATCCCGATCACGAAAAGCGCCAGGTCTCGCGGCCGATCGGCCAGCAGCCGCTTGATGGTCGCGATGTCGCGTGTGCTCTTGATCGGCTCCACGGTGATCATGCTACCTCGCCTCGGGTGATTCGCATTGCCGTTCCGCGCCATTGTCCGCCCTCCTTGCTCTTTATCTTTTACTCATATTTATGTATTTAGATAAAGAGCGTCAAGGGTCTTGCCCGGCCGCTTTGCGGCAATATTTGCTTAACTCTTCGCAATCATTCCATTTTCACGTTTCAAATCTCTTTAACTTTTGTATGAAAGTTAAAGAGTTTCAGCGGCCGCCCCGATGCCAAAATCCAGCGCGCTGACGGTCGCGTCCATGGCCGCAAGGCGCGTGACCACTTTTTGCGCCAACGCCGGGTCACACTCTTGCAGCACCTGCATCACGGTCTCCTGGAAACGCATTACGCGTTCGATGTCGAATTTTGTCCGCTTGATCGTGTTGTCCGCCTCAAGCTGTTTGCGCAGCTCGCCCAGCAGCGCGATGTAGCATTTCAGCAAATCCGCGCCCATAAAACCCTTGCGCCCGGCAAAATTCGCCATTTTCGCCCGTGCTCCCGGAGCATTGTCGAGAATGCCCTGGAAAATGACCGCCAGACTATTGGCCTGATCCGCCAGTTGCATGAGCTTGTCCAGCGCGTCATGCTGCCGCGACAGAACTTCTGCCTGGATGACCGGCGGCGTTGCATCGCGCACCTGTCCTTCGCACTGCTTTTTGACCTTGCTGACATACGCTTCGCAGACGCCGTGCCGCTCCGCCATCTGCTTTTGCGACAGCCCTTCCTTGCGCTCCGCGAGGTAATCTTCCTTTGTGAACTTTGCCATGGTCAACTCGTGGTGAACTCTACTTTACCGATTCTATTCAATTTCACTGGTAAATCTTTCCTTTCATTTCACCCTTTTGACTGGCTAGGGAGGTGCATCATCCCCTTTGTTCACCGCTCCGTCGGTTGACTCTACACTTGCTTTTTTCATAGCCTGCCATTCCTCGGCAGTCAAGGGCCTTTCGGCATTTTGCAGTGGTACTACAGTCTGTACTGGCTCTTGCTCTTGGCACTGTATCGAAATTGCGGCCAGATTATCGAAAAATGCTTTGGCGGACAGGATACGTGACCGCCAAAACGCATCCGCCAGCGCCCATTCCCAGACCGCTTGAAGCTGTTCCGCCGTCTGCCCGGCATCGATCGCCACTTGCAGCCGCTCTGCCCATGCGTCCGACCGTTTGAGCCTCGCTCCCGGCTGCCTCTGCTCCAGACTCGCGGCAAAAGCGTCTCTCACTCTCTCGCCCTCGCTCGACTCTCGTGAGAGAGGAGAGAGAGAGTCTTTATCTTTACTGGGTTGGGATGGGTTGGGGTATTTCGGATCGGCTTCGGTTCGTATACGGCCCGTATCTGCCGCTTTTTTGCCAGTCTTTCCGGCCTGTTTCTTTGCCTCTCGCCGCGCTCGTTTCTCCCTCTCGCGCTCCCATCGGCTATTAATATTCGCGCGTTTTTGCGCGGAAATTTCGTCGCGGTGCGCGCAATTGGGGTTGCGCTCCGACCAGTTGTGCAGGCTGTACGTATCTGTCGCGGCATCATAGTCCAAAATTCGACAATCCGTAAGAAAATCAACGTATTCCGTTTGTTTTGCCTCGATCTGGCAGGCCCGGCAGATGCCCGCCTTGCTCATGCCGTCGAGCACGCCCGACGGTCGGTACTCGGCCGCGTAGCCCCACAAAATCACCACGCCAAGCACGCCGTCAGCGCCGTAAGCCTCTTTAATCGCTATAAATTTCGGGTGCCGCTCGAATCCCGCATACACTCGACAGTCGTACGCCATATCCCCCGCTCCTGCCCTATCACTGCCCTACGCGGCTCCGTACTACAGCCGTATTACATCCGTACCCCTATGCCGCCCGCCGAAAATCCGTCTCAAAATGCACTGTGCTTGTGTTGTAAACGACCGGGATATCTCCTGTTCCCGTGTCGCGCCCCTTGCCCACGGTGAGGTCAGTAGGATGGATCTCGCCGGTCAGCCCCTTGAACCGCCAGGGCTGTATCAACATAATGATGTCCGCATCCTGCTCGATGGCGCCCGACTCCCGGAGATCACTGACGAGCAGGCGCGGCGGTTTGCGCTTGTCCACGTCGCGGTTGACCTGGGCCAGGAGCAACTCGGCCGCTCCCAACTCCTCGGCCATAATTTTGAGGCTGCGCGATATGTCGGCAACCTCGCGCTCTCGGCTGGGCGAGCGTTGATCACCCACCAGGAGTTGCGCATAATCAATTACAATAAGATCGAGGTGCCCCAGTTCGCGGCGCCAACGCCGGCAGGCCGCCTTGATCTCGGCCGGCGTCCGGGCCCGCTGCGTGTAGATGCGCAACGGCCAATCCTGCATGGAGTTGGCGTACGCGTAGATTTTGGTCCAATCCCCATCCGCAAAATCCCGCGTCCGAAAATGCCCTGCCGACACCTGGGTTGCCGCCGAAAACATTCGGTTTAACAGCTTGTTACGGGTCATTTCGAGAGAGAAAATCCCAACTGTTTTACCCTCGGCCAAGGCGTGCTCGGCAAATTGCAGAGCCATGGCGGTTTTGCCGTCCGACGGCCGGGCAGCCAGCACCGCCAGCTCGCCCGGCATGATGCCGCCCAGCAGCAGGCGAGTGAGCCCCTCAAAAGGCGTTGCCACGCCGCCGCCATCCTCGCCGTGCTCCAGCCAGGCCATGTACTCCGGTAAAAACTCGGCCGGGCACTCGCCGTGCGTATCCAGCCTGTCGGCCAGCACGGCCTCGCCGGCCCGGGCCGCGATCTCCGTAAAATCGCCGGGGTCGCGCGTGGGATCGTAGGCGATCTCCGCCATGCGCTGGGCCATCCGGAGCATGGCGCGGCGCTTGGACATCTCCCGCACGATGCCGGCGTGGTGCGGCGCGCTCGACGGCGCGACCAGCGACCCCGACAGCTCGCCGAGGTAGAGCGGGCCGCCGACGCGCTCCAGATCGCCGGCAGCCGTCAGCGCCTGGGCCACGGCCACTGTGTCCAGCGGCTTGCCGGCCTGCCACAGGCCGCAGCCCGCCCGCCAGATCGCCGCGTGGGCCGGGCTGTAGAAATCCGTGTCGCGCAGCTCCGTTGCCAGCCGGTCGAGCAGCGCCGGCTTGGCCAGCATCCCGGCCAAAACCGCTCGCTCCGCGTCGAGGTTTTGCGGCGGGAGGTTTTTAAGGAGTGCCTCGGAAAGGTCCGCCGGCCCGCGCTCGGCCCGCGCCTGGCTTGATCCGCTCATGCTAACCACCTCATTTTAAAAACAATAAAAATTGGGAAAATTGTTTTTTTGTTGTTGACACCATTGGAACCAGTGGTTACATATGAGCTACAGCACGCGGGAATGGCCCGCGAGAAAAACAAAAAGCCCCCACCGGCTGGCACCGATGAGGGCGAGAACGAAACCAGGCATTACCCCGATTCCAAGCACCGATCAGGGTAAGGCCGCAACCGCCGCAAGGCAAGAGGACAACACCATGTCTTACCCCCTGACCGATCAGCAGCTGATGCGCGTAGCCCCGTCGATTTTCGCTGAAACCCCGTGGGAAGGCGTGTCCGACCGCTATGTTTTCGTGCCGACCATCGCCGTGGTGGACATGTTGCGCCGCGAGGGGTTTGAGCCTGTGCGTGCGTTCCAGGCCCGCACCCGCATTGACGGCAAGGTCGGCTACGTCAAGCACACCCTGCGTTTCCGCCACCACAACCTGTGCAACGACCGCGCCCTGACCCCCGACGACCTGGGCACGCTCATCCCCGAGATCGTAGTTACCAACAGCCACGACACGGGCAGCGCGTTCAAGGTTGACCTGGGGATTTATCGGTTGGTGTGCACCAACGGTATGGTGGTTTCGGACGGCCTGTGCGACGCCATTTCCATTCGCCATTCCGGCCGGCCCGACGATGTGATCGACGCGGCTTTTACGGTTATCGACCAGGCCCCGGCCGCGCTGGACTCGGCCCACGAAATGCACGCCCTGGCCCTCACTCCCGGCGAGCAAAACGCGTTCGCCGCGGCTGCCCGGGAACTCAGGTGGCCGACCGAGGACGACGCGCCCGTGCGCGTCGCGCCGGAAAGCATCATCCGGCCGCGCCGCTGGGACGATAAGGGCCGGGACTTGTGGTCCGTGCTCAACCGGGCCCAGGAAAATATCATCAAGGGCGGCGTGCGCGTGCGCGGCGCCGACGGCACGCCCCGCCGCTCGCCGGCCGTGAACAGCGTGGACGGCGACCGCAAGCTCAACAAGGCCCTGTGGACTTTGGCAGAAGAGATGCGCCGCCTCAAGACGGCGTAACACCCCGCCGGGGAGGGGCAACCCTCCCCGGCTACAAACCAGGGAAACACCATGCCGACATCCTACACCATCAAGTCGTTGACCGAGGCCGAGTATCAGGCCATGCGCGTGGCCGCCGCCGTATCCGGACAATCCATCAATCGATGGCTCCTGGACGTCATCCGCACAGCCCTGCACGCCGATGGTATCGTGCCCCTGCCGCCGGTTGCCGACATGGTCGATAAAAAACGGCAAAACGAATAAAAAAATTCCAAAACCCGTTTGACGGGCTTGACACGCGGCCCGCTTGTCCATAGATATATGGACAAGAAAAACGACAAACCCCGGGCGCTGCCCGGACACATGGAGGGAAACCCCATGCGCGACGACACAGACAGTTTTGAGATTTGCCAGGCCGACGCCATCATTGAGAGCAACGCCCGCATCCCCGTGACGTTTCACCAGCATGGCACGTGGGGCGGCCGCTCGTTTTTGGCCGCCCTTTGCTGGTCCCAGGATGAGCTCTTCGGGAATTGTCCGATGCTCCGCATCCTCGACATCCCCGAAAATGAGGGCTGGGCCGGGCTGATGTTGTTGCCCGGCCAGGTCATGCCCGGCCGGTACGCCGCCGGCGGAGCGAGCACACTGAGCGGAAAATATTACATGGACGGCGGCGGCTCCCTGCAAATAGGCGACACCCCCCACAAACTCACTCGTGGCACGCCTCCCGCCGAGGTTTTCGCCGGCCGCCCCGGCTATCTCCATACCGAGCTGACAATATTGACGGACGGACAACGCCAATTGGCTCTGGAGGCCATCCGCTACGACAAGCCGCGCCACGAGACATTTTCGCCGGGGGCCACCCTGCTCCGGCATTTTACGCGTGAGGAGGTGGAGGGCGCCAAGTTGGGACAGATCGCGTATAATTATCCCGATACCGAGGGAGAGGACTAGCCCGTGTCCCAGTACGATATCCTCTACGCCTGCGGTCACACCGGCACCGTGAGGCTCTACGGTCCCGAGACCACGCGACAACGCAAAATCGCTTGGCTCCGGACCGTCGATTGTCCGCGTTGTGCGCGCGAGCACGCCACGCCGCAGATTGATATTTGGATAGGGCCGTGGGATTACCTGGACACCAACCAGCCGCCCGTGCATCGCCCGGCCAAACCGTTGCACCTGGTCCGGATCGTGGTGGACGTGACGCACGGCTACCCGATTCGCGAGCACCTCAAATCGCGACATTATCGCTACCTGCCGGAGCCGATCGACGGCGTCGGCGCCCCAAAAGCGCTTGGCCTGCTGTCCATGCAGCCGCCGACGCCGATCTGGCGCAAACAATGGGGCGTCGATACCGTCGAGGAGGGCCGCCGGGCCTATCACGATATCGCCATGGAGATGCTCGACCTGCGCCGTATCGCCGGCCTGCCGCGCTCCGCTGTTCGGAGCCAGGACCAGGCCGGGCTCCGGCTGCAAATGCTGTTTCGCGGTATCCCCCGCCAAAACCAGGAGTCCTAGCCCATGACCCGCCGCGACATCCTCAACCAGGCCGAGCTCCTGCACAACCTGCCGCCCGAAACCCTGTAACCGTACCAATCCCGGGCGCTGCCCGGGAAAATGGAGGGGAACCCCATGGAACGCACAATCAATACCATGATGGGCGTGGCCCGCTATATCCAGGATTTGGCCCGCACGCACGACGCCGCCGACGTGCATATCACGCGCGCCGCCGACAGAGGCCTGAATATCTGGATTACGGGCTGTTTTTTGAGCGATGCCGAATGGCTGCAACGCCGGGCCAACGCCGTGGCCGGCGAGCACATCCAGATATATGCGTCGCGCGACGACGGCGGGCTGTTGCTGGAGCTGGAGCGGGTGTGACAGGCAAAAGAAAAAGCCCGTAGCAATAACTACGGGCTTTTTCGACCACAAAATAGAAACAGTTTCAATCCGCACCGCTGGGCGGTGGCAGGACAAACTTAGCCGTTCCGGCCGGTAAACACAAGAGAAAGGGGAGTAAAAATGTCCACCGACATGCTGCTGGAGGATGCGGCTCTTGAAGGTACTATCGCCTGGGCATATCCCGAGATCATTCGAGATATCTCCGCTACCACTACAGATGCGCAGGTGGCAGACCTGTACGATCGCTATCGCGATATGGCCGCCGCCGACGGATACACCCTGCACGATGGACTGTACAACTGCATGATCGAATACCGGAATGATCGCCGGGCCGAGGTTTAGATGACCCGCCGCGACATCCTCAACCAGGCCGGACCTGCCCTCTACGGCCCGGCCTGGAAAAACGAACTGGCCCGGGCCCTGGGGGCCTACCATCCCGACGGGCCCCGCGAGCACATCGACAACCGGCTGTTGCGCCGCTGGGCCGCCGGCGACCGGCCGATACCGGACTGGATACTGCCGGCCCTGCTGTCCATGCTCGAATCCCAGCACGCCGCCAATGCCGCCGTCCGCGCCGCCATCGCGGCCGAAATGGGAGAATGCTAGATGCTCACGCTGTCCGACGTTTTTAGCCGGCTGTCGCGCTCCGCAGTGTTGCCCCAGGCGTTCGCCATGCGGCCGCCCGAGGGCGGCGCGCTGGTGACCGTGGAACACTACGGCTATCAGGCCGTCCAGGAGGCGCCCGCGTTTGTCAATATCGGCGCGGCATTCGTGCTGTGGCGCCAGGCCCCGGAGCGCCGCGTCTGGCGCGTCACCCCAGAAACCGCCGCGTATTTGCGTGGCGTCGGCCTGTCGTTTCTGCCCGAGCTGCCGCCTAAAAGCTGGTCCGGGGCGGCCATCCTTATCGAGAGTACCGACCAGTCCGCACTCTTTGACGACGTTTTCTCGGTCTGCGCCTATCAATGCGCGGATAGTCAGGGGCAGCCCCGCTATTTTATCGTGGGGTTGCGCACGCCGGACGGCACGTTTGTCAGCGGCGTGCGCTGCAACTTGGCCAATCTCAACGACAAAATGGCCAGGACCGGCCAGCTCCTCGACCTCGATATGCAAGATCCTGCCGACCCGATGCTGTCCGGACCGCCCACCGAGGAGCATCAGCGACGGGCGTTGCATGCCCTGCAATTCGTTTTCGCGCTGTCCTACTATGCTCTCGACCCGCGTCCGGACCGGGTAACGATCACCGAGGCCCCTGGCCTCCCGGAGCGTGACGCCCAGGGCAAGACGCGCCGCGCCGGCGGTCGGCCTGTGCCTCTCTGGACATACGCCGACCTGGCCGTGACCCCGCCGGTGCCGACCGAGAATGCAACGCACGGCGCGCTGGATACTGCCCGGCTGGCATTGGAGCCGGTGGTTGTGCGTCCCTACGTCCGTCGTACGGAGGCCGGAAAAATTGTGGTGATTGACGCCTACGACGCCCATCGTTGGAAGCGGCCCCAGGGACTCGGGGCCAAAATCAAAATATAGAGGAGCCTGAGTCATGCCAGACGAACCTGACACCCTGTCCCCCCAGGAGACCGCGGCACTCCTCGGTACGACGGACGTCCGCATCCGATCGCTGTGCCACTGCGGCCGCGTTCCAGGCGCGGCACAAGATCTCTTGGGCCACTGGCGCATCCCTCGCGCCAGTCTCGACGCCATCCCGACAAGCCGTTTCCCATATGCGGACGTCACAACACAAGAAATTGACCTGGCTGGCACGGACACCGACACGCGCGTTGGTGCGATCACCGGGCGCGGCACCCAATCCGTGCGTGATATCCGCCTCCGCAACGGCATCCCGGCATACCCGGGTTGGGCGCCGCCCGAACGGCAGATCCCGCGCATGACGACAAGCCGCTTGCTCTCGCTGCGGGATATGATAGAGGCGGAGTTGCAACGTCGTAGCTGATTCATGGCACCCGTTCCCCGTCCACGCGGGGCTGAACCGGCAAAGTGACCGAAAAGAGTTCTGAAACGTTCCCCGCTCAGGCGGGGATATCCAAGGCCCCGCCCGCGCGGGGCCTTACAATTCCACCCGATACACGGCCAATTCCGCCCGCAACTCCCGGCACTCCGCTTCCAGGCTGGCCACGCGCCGCTTGAGCTCCTCGACTGTAGCCTCGTACGCCTCCGCCCTATTGAGTGCCCGCTCGGCAATCTCCAGGTTATGAACGCGTCTTTCCTGCAGATGTGCGTTCTCCGCTTCCAATCTTGCCAACGCGTCCACGGGGCTGTCTCCTCCTGCCGGAAAGAGCCGGGCCCGCAGCTTCCGCCAGTCGATCCTGACTACTGAGCCGTTCTGCGCCGTGAGCCGTACATACCGGGCCTGATACCCTCCCCGAGCGATACCGCAGTCCAGTCGCACATTCCGCACCCGCCCCCGGTCGTCCATGGCGTAATTCGGATATCCCGGTATCGGCCGCAAATCATCCATGACTACCTCATCACCTCTGCCTGCAAAAAGCCATTTCGGTCACGTTCCACGGCATCCTGGACGCAGGAAAGGATTGTTCCGGCCAAACGCTGGATGAAAATTTCCTTGAGCGGTATGCGCGACTGCATCATTTCGATGCCGGAAAATATTTGCTCGTAGGTGAAATAGACTTTTACTTGAACCTGGAGATCTTCGGCAAACCGTCCAACATGAACAACATGGATGTTGGCATAATCTTCAGGAGATACCTGACGTTGGAGACACTCATTATAATAGGCACAATCAGCTTTGAGCTTTGCAATATATTGCCGCAAAGCCTCGTTTTTACGCTCCAACGCGGCCATTTGCTCGTTTATACTGAGTGGCAACGCATCCATTTTATTTTACCTCCACCAGTTCGTACCCGATGCGCCACACCCACGGATTGGCGTTCCACCCCAACCCCCTGGCGGCATACAGTGCATCCCACACGAGCTGCATGGCATAGCGCGGCGGCAGCGACGGATACACGCACGCAACCCCTTCGGCCACGGCCTCCGCCTCGGAAATATCCCGGATGCGTTCGAGCGACAGCGAGGTGATGCCCAGCACCAGCCGGCAGGCCCAACGCGGCATATGGATGCAGGGCCACCAGCGCCAATCTTCGCCGTCCACATCCTCGGTTGCCCGGTACACAAGTTGGCCGTCGGTTGCCGTGGCCACATCCCGGATGTTCCAGACACCGGTCCCCGTATGTCCCCATGTCTCCCGCACCCATAGCCGGTCCCCGACCGTCCCCCAGGGGCAACCGCGCCACAGCCGATCTTCGCGGAAATCGTTCCAGCCGCGCCGGTCCCGGAACGTCCAGTCGTAGCCGGGCGTGTCGCTCCGGCCGAATTGCGTCACGCGGCCCTTGCCTGCCAGGCGATCCACCGGCCGGCGCGTCACATGCTTGATGCCGGCCAGCGTCGCCCGCACCATGTTGCCGGAGAGCAGAATCGGCCGCTCATGCACGTAGCGGATTGCCACCCGCTCGCCGCTTTGGAGGCATTCCCAGGCTACATTAACCGGCTGTGTGATCAGCTCACCATCGGAGTATGTCGCGCCTTTCGGGGCACTGCCCTTGACGGCCACCAGACCGGGCGTTGTCACCGCGTGGGAGAAGAGAAAGGCGTCAACTTCGGCTTTGTTTTTGATGATGAGTTGCATGACACCACCTTATTTGCTGCACCATTTCATGAGCAATCCCACCACGCAAAGGATGCCGGGCGAAAGAAATTGTCTCTGCCCCGCGATCACAAAGCCGGCATCAACCAGCACCATCACAGCAGCAATAATATCAATCGCCGTGCTACACGTTGCAGCGAACCACATCACCCGCCTCCTCGCCCGCCCGTTGCCGCTCCGCTGCAATCAATTCGATTCCGGTCATGGCCGCGCTCCTTGAAATCGTCGCAGTACCCTAGGTGATTGACTTGATCCCAGTACCGTGTGCATCGCAGCAGCCCGTCACGCCCCTTGCCTTTCGACCAATCGCAATGCCGGCAACAGAGGCGCGTCTGTTTGGTATAGTGCCGGTCCTGACGTTGGCTCATCCCTCCACCCTCTTCACCTTCGCGGCCCACACGAACGGGTTGCTCTCCCACGGGTAGCGCTTGCCGTAGCGATGTCTCCACATTGTTTTAAACAACGCTAGAATTTCGGTGTACAGCTCGTGGCTTGCCGGAGCCCCCATGGGTTCACCCAGCACCATTCGAAAGTCGTCCTCGCACAACTGATGCAGCCGGCAGCACCGCACGTCCCCCACTTCCAGCGTGATCCTGGACGCCCATGCCGGCATGGTGGCGGGGGAACGCCAAGACAAGGTTGCCGGTTGCGGGATGTTTTCATAGCAGGATGGCACGCAATCGGGGTAATCGGCGCGATATACGGCGGTTTGCGGCGCTGTATCTATGGGGCAACACCACGTCTCTTTGCAACGCAATCGGTCTCCAGGGACGCCCAAGGGGCAGCCCCTGGGCGTTTGAGGCACTACCAGCCCCAACCCATCTTCCAGGCAGATTTCTATCGGCTGCGGCTTCACCGGCCTGACGACCAACCCCAGTTTATCGTCCAGGGCGGCAAGGACTTCGTGTTCGGAAAGATTTATAGAGCGCATTTTCATGACCGCGCCGTGCGAGTTTTCAATTTTGCAGCGCAAGATGGACACAAGTCTTGCCCCTCATTCACGTACCATACACGTCGGAACTTCCAGCCCTGTTTCCTTAGTTCGGCCCTGCATTCTCTTGCAGTAAGCAATGATTCAGAAGCAAAAGTGCCGCAGACATCACAGTACACGTGGAAATCACATGCTATACTCTGGCTCATATCCGTATCTCCAAGCCGGGGCATGCGGCGGCGAGCGCAGCTTTCGCGTCTGCCATGGCGCATTCTGCCCTTTGCGTGGCCAACTCCAGGGATTCCACTGTGTCCTCGACAGGATCAAAATCGCCCGCCGCCACATAATCCCGCCAAGAACAGGCCCAGGCAGCGTACAGGGCCTTGTCAAAGGCGATTTCAGATAGAGCGCGGACTTCGTGGGGCGAGAGGGTAAGGCTACGCATCTTCATGCCCTCACCTCCGGGAACTCGTCCCATTCACGGCCGTCGAGCAGGCGGCCGGCGGCACGTTTGCCGACGCGGACAACCAGATTTTCGTCTTCGCCACTTGCGTCAGACCATGGCGTCGTTTGGGAATAGAACAATCCGCTTGGAACGACCGTTCCCCACTGGAATTTATTCGTTGGAGTTGGGACGATCCCATTATCCGGGTCGTAAGGAGCCCACTCCCCCCATTGCTTAAAAAAATACGGCACCCGCGCCGCCTTGCACTGGTCGCGCAGGGAGCGGACCCAGTCCGGGTGCATGGGCCGGGCGTGGGGGCCGGATTCGCCGCCCGCAATGACCCAGTCGAGAGCCGGATGCGTAGGGTCATCGTCGCAGGACATCCCCCGAAGGGCGTCCAGCAAACCGACTTCATGGTCCACAGCGTCGGGGTAATTGATGCATGTCAGATCCACCGGCCCCAACATCGGTTCCACACTTACGAACCGTTTGGCCGCCGGCGTATCCAGCAGGATCGGGATGCGTTCGTCTGCCATGGCCTGGTTCTCGGCCGTGACGCCGTGCCAGACGTTTGGCAGTGGCCATGGCCGGTTGCTAAAAGCCAGAACAGGACCGCGCGTCCTCGGATCGTACAACATCCTGTCCCTATCAAAACGTGCATTCGACATGCCTACAATATATTGTCGTGCACGTTCCGGTCTTTTGGTAAGTAAAAGAAATGTATGTTGCTTGGCAACAGCCATGAATTGGAACACTTCATCCAAAAAATAATTCGGAATTTCCTCATGAAACAGGTCCGTCATGGACCCCACGAAAATACGACGTGGCTTGCGCCACAGGAATGCCTGGTCCATCCGTTCCTGGAACCGATTGATCTTTCCTGTCCACCGGCCGTCCTTGACCGTGCCGGCCGTCAGCTCGCCCAACCGATGCGCCATCCTCGCCGCATAGCAGTTCCGACAACCCTCAGACACAGGAGAGCACCCAAAGCATGGATTTATGGTGGCATCGCACCAAGCGATCGTTGATCTATCGGCCATGGCTAGCTCCGTATCCTCTATCTATTGCAACACTGATCGTTCCCGTATTTCTTCTTTCGATGTCATCTTCTTTTCTGCCGGTATCTCCAGATGACAGGCAAAACAGCCGAGCTTGAGCGTTACATAAAATTTTTCTTCGCCGTCGATTCTTTTCACGAGCTTCCCATGCCGCAGCTCTTTGAGCGTCAATACAACGGACATCATCATGACGCCGCCCGTCCAAAGCGCGAACGCTACAATGCTGCAACATAATTCCCATCCGAAGAACCCGAATCCGACGCCCAAAATAAAGCCTATCCCGGCGACAAGGGCTGTCAGTAGGAGCATTATGCGATGCGCCTCCCTTCTTTTCCCTCTCTTGCCCAGGCCGCCAACGCCCGCGCCACGAGCTGGCAGCCGTCCGGATAGCTGTCCCGTTCGATGGACTGCACCGGATCGCAGCCGCGCCGTTCGCACTCGCGCAGAAATTCCCCGAAATCCGTCCCCAGGTCCGCCGGCATGTCCGGCAATCGCAGACAGCTCATTTGTCCCACCCCATGGCCTGAAATTTTTCGAGCACAGCCGGACCCGAAAACCGGACTTGCAGCATCTCGACCGCGAGATCCGGACGGCACTCCGGCGAGCGCGGCAACACCACTTGCGCCATGGCCGCCGCATCGAGGCCGCCCACAAACCCGGCGAGTTGTGCGGCCGCCGTCTTCGGCGACAGGAGGATGCTTTCAAACCGCACCGGCAGCACAGTCGCCCCCACGTCCCGAAACAGCGCCATGACTTTCGGCCGTTCGGCCCGATAGGACTGGCGAAACTTCTCCACATCGGCATCGGTCAAACGGAGATTGACCAGCTCCCCCAGGAACTTCGCCAGTGATCGCGCCTGCTGTTCGGAATTGCGATCCAGCCAGATCACCCGGTAATCCGGGCCGGCCGGGAACGGATGCTTGTGCGGGTCCAACACTTTGACCGCCATGCCGTCGTGCTCGGCCAGCCAGGCCGCCGACAGCTCCAGGGATTCCGGCACTTCATAGGCCGGCCATTCCCCTGTCATCGGGCAGCCGCCGGCGGCCAGCATCTGCATGACCATGGTCGAGCCGCACCGGCCATAGCCGGCCACGACGATGATGCGTGGATGTTCGTTCATCTCTGCTTCCTCCCCACCCCGGCGCATTCGAGACACAACGTCCCGGCCTCGGGATCGCTGACGCAAACGGCCGACGGCTGCATGGCGCCGCAGGCATCGCACCGGTCCCAGCCCTCGGGCACCACACCCCGGATCGGTTCCAAGGCCAGTTGGAGCGCCACGGCAATCGCCCGTCGCTCCGCCGCCGACGGTCGATGCCGCCGCAACATCCGTATGGCGTTCCATGCCGCCTTGTTGACCTCTTCCAGACCGTCGAGCAGTTGCCGCACCCCCTCGGCATGGAGGTAGACGTCGCCCGTGTAGCGCGTGGTCATCGCTTCGCCTTCTCCGCCAAAAGATCGATTGCCCGGTCCAATTCGGCTTTGATCATTTGGGCATACGCGACGTTTGTTTCCCCCAATACCTCAATACTCTTTTGAAAATCCTTCGAGTTGCTTTCAGCTTTCATAATTTCGGACTTCATTTGCGTATAATGTCCGTAAGCGGTCGTTCCGAACCAACCGATAAGCAGTAACAGACCAAGGATAAAAATGACGTTGTTATTGGTCATGGTCTTTCTCTCCGTCCCGCGCAGGATTGGTAGCCGCTTCGGTCAATAGCTTTATCTGCATGGCGTTCAATTAATTGCAAACACGTATCGTCAAATTTCTCTCCATTTTCGCTTGTATAATCATTACAGAGTGACAAGCGATTAACAAATCTTCCTAAAGAATAGCATCGGAGTTGCGTTCTTCCCAACTCCGCGCTTAATGCACAATACTGACAGCAAAATGGCGTTCTGGAAACATACCCCTGCTTTCCCTTCACCATCTGCATTTTTATATCCCCACCATGGCCACGATTTTATCCGCCACGGCATCCAGTCCGTTGAAGGTCGGCGCGAAGCGGCCGGTCCAGGCCGTAAAATCATCCAGCGCAGTCTCGGAAAGGTGGTCTGCGTTCGGCCCCGGCCGCCAGCCGAAATAGGGCAATAGGCGATAGAGCTGCCCATGCTGCCAGGACAGCACCATGGTTGCCTCGTTCTCGAACCGCACATCGTCGATGATCACGGCCGGGGCATGCGCCTGAAGATGCGCGACCAGCACATGATCCATTTTCCAGATCCAATAGTCGGGGTTCTGTTTGCGACGAAAATCTGTGCCCCACCATTGGAGCAGCTCACGCACGGTGGCCACCCGCCGGCCTGTCAGCCATGTCTGGCCGGGATCGAGCTTGATCAGCGTCTTCTTGCCCAACTCGGAGCGCGTCAGCTCCAGGTCAAACCCGAACGCCTGCGCCGCTTCCGTTTTGATCTGGTCCGCGAACGACTCCTGTACCGCGCCCGGAAACCGCTCCTGGAGCATCCCCGCCAAGGTGCTTTTCCCCGTCCCGATCTTGCCCGACAGGCCGATTACCAGCATGGTTCAATCTCCTACTGCAACCTTAAGAGACGGTTCCGGCCCTTCGCGCACCACCACTTCCTGCCCTGGGGCCACCAGCACGATCCGCGCGCTATCGCCCAGCTTGTCGCGCAGCATGTCCAGCAGCGCGGACACGTCGGGTTCGACGGCGACGGGGGCCGGGGCAGGCGCGCCCGACAGCCAGTCGGGCACTTCCTTGTCCGGATCTTCCCGCAGGTACGCCGCGCCCCCGCCGGACTTGATCCAGACGGGCGAAAGGGCGTAGCGTTCCAGGAGGATGACCAGCCAGCTGTCCGGTAGGCTGCCGCGCCGCTTGGCGTCGGAGATGCTGGATTGCCGCAGGCCGAACAATGCGGCCAGCTCGACCTGTGTCCGACAGCCCGTGGCAAAACGGATACGGTCCAGGGCCGCATCGAAATCGTGTGTGTGTTCCATCGCCGCCTCCGTGTTCGTGTCTTCGCCTCCAGGCCGGATGGCTCCGGAGGGAGTTTCGGGCCGTCCGACCCGGGCCAACGTCACGCCAGGTGGGAGCGCCTGGGGGCGAAGACGCGCGTTGTTGAAACGGGCGGCCGTTTGTGGACGACCGCCCGCAAACCTTCTCTTGGGGACCTACTGGCGCGCACCGGCCTTTTCGGTGTGCCATGTCATGTGCTTTTCCTCCCTTCGCCCCCTGCGCGGGGTTTCTCCCGGCGTCCACCACCGCCGGGGACGGCCTCGGGGCCCGGACTACGCTGTGGTTTTATTGTTGCTTTCCCCGTGGCCAAGGCACCTTTCGGATTGATCTCCTTGACGTAGGCAACAGCATTCTGGAGCGCCGAAGGCCCGGAAAAATAGTGCAGGTAGCAGCCTGTCTTGCTGTCAAGCAGTGTGCATGGAGGTCTCTCGTAGGAAATGCACTCCATGTCGGCCAGCGTGCATCGCCGCACGATGTAGCCCAATATGCCCCCCCCCACCGCATTGATTTTGATCAGTCCCATGGTACTACCGTCCCTGTTGACTATTAGTTAGGCAATCCCTTCAAGTCGCCTTGAATCCAAATAGATTTCACAATATATCTCATTAACAAAGGCCCCGACAATAATATCAAGCGGCTCACGCCAATAATTTGTTCCGATATATTCTTCTCCCCGCTCAAAAATAGGCATATCCAAAATGCTTACCACAATAAACGGACCATTTACCGATTTATTCTGTAACTTGTTCTTCCATTGCACGCATTGTCCTCGCATAAATTTTCCTCTTTGCATGCGAATGAATGCCTTTTGCAATTTGGAAATAGCTTCTCCTAAGGGGATAACCATTATGCTTCCTCCTCGATTATCTGTCACTCACCGGCAGGCTCCGTTCGATGCCAAACAGGATCGGTACATCCACCGCATCCTCATCCAGCAGCAGGCGCGTCCGCGTAAAAGCGATGCAATGGAGTGCGCCACGGACCGCCCGCAGGTTGCCGCCGGTCAGCAGCGGATGCATCACGCTCTGTTCCAGCCGCGACTCGGCCACGGCCAGCTGCCCGAGCAGCTCGGCCAGCGATCCCGGCCCCGCTTCGGCCGGAGCCGTTCCGTTCACCCCTGGGCTCCCAGCCGCCGGCCGTCGGCCAGCAGCCGATGCACCGTCGCCCAACGCGTAGTGGCCATCTGCGGAAAATCGTGCAGCGCCATCTGCAGCTCGTGGCCCATGGCGCCCATCACCAGCAGCGCCTCGCCCAACCGTTCCGCCGTTTCCCGGCGTTCGCGCCGGCACAGCCACCATTCCCGCAGCCGCGCCCGCCACGTCGGAGCCGGTTCCTCGCCGGAGCGCAGCAGCCGGAACCGCCGCGACGGTGCCGTGCCCGCCGCCTCCAGTGCCGCCGCCGACAGACTGGACACGGCCAGCAGTATCGATTCCGCCACCTGCCGCCCGCGCCGCCCGGAAAGGTCCGCGCCCGCGTCCCTGGAAATTTCCAGGGCCAGCCCGAGCTGTTTCATTCCCCGCAGCAGCAGATCCAGCACGCGGTTGCCGTCGGCCGCTTTTTCCGGCTCCGATTCGCCGTCAACCAGCCGCCAATAGCGGGCCCACAGCCATTCGATGGGCGTGGGATTGCCCAGCACCTGGCACAGCCTGGCCACCTGCGCGTAGGGAGGGAACCGGTCCGTCCCCTCGGCGAACCATCCCCCGACGGTCGCTTCGTCCCGCTGCATCGCTTTGGCCACGTCACTGAGCGATAAACCCGACGTACGCCGGGCCACCTGCCAAACCTTGACCGCCGAGATATCGGCTAACGCATCGCCGTGCCTCATGCCGTTTCCCTCCCGATTATTGCGTAGCCAGCCGCCCTTTGGGCTGTCTGCCCGACGGACGGGGCAACAGGAACTCCGGAATGCCGCAACGCCGCATCTGCTCGATGCGCTCCGCCGGCGCACAGTCGCGCGCCCAATATTTGAGGACGACCGTCATATCGACGGCCATTTTCCTGGCGATTTCGGATTTGCTTATGCCCACGTAAGCGAGCCACGCGTTCATGGCCCGCCGTTTGCCGCCCTGTTGCGCCAAAAGGCGGAAGAGCGTCCGCTCAACTTGACCAACGACCATTTTTAGGTCAGATTTCGGACATTTCATGGAGCCACCCTCTGGCGGATTTTTCGCTTAACTGTTTAAGCCAGACGTATGCCCATGAAAAAAAACCGTCAAGATTTTTCTCTCCCAGGCTGATAAAAAAATCTTTTCCCTTTATTTTTAACCACGTTATCGGACAACGAATGCAGCTTAATCCCATCATATCCCGCATGCTCGAAGTCACGGGATTACCCAATCCAACCCAATTGTGCCAGCGTCTGGGCGTTAAGCCGCAGACGTTGCAACGGTATAAGCGTGCGGAAAAGGTGCCTTATTCCTGGCTGAAGACCTTGGCCGAACAGGACAACATCAATCCGGAATATCTACGAACCGGGAAAGGGCCGCAGAAACGCGGCGAGCCTGTCATCGTCCATGATCTGGACGGCACCGGCCTGCATTACGAAACGATGATTTTCCACGCCAACGGCCAGGACCGGGTATTGACCGACCATCCGGCCGCCGGCCTGGTCACCAACGCCTCGGGCCTGGAACTGCCCATTTCTCATATGGTCGAGCATCTGCTTTGTCCCGAGGTGCGGCCCGTCCTGGCCCCGGACGGCACCATGACCCTGACCGGCGGCGGCATTGCCCTGCCGCTGATCCATCTGCGAAGCTGGGGCGCCTCGCCCGAAAACGTGCGTTCCCTGGCCGTCTGCGACGGGCTGGTCGTCTTCGATCTGGCGCAGGGCATGGCGCAGGTCGGTGTTCCCTACGTCATTGCCTCCCACGGCTACCTGACCCTGATGCGGTTCGCCCTGGGCAGCGCCGGGGCAATTTTTGTGCCGTTCGCCCCGGGCGGCACGGCACCCGACATCCCCGTCAGCCAGGGTGCCGACGGCGTCACGCCGCGCATCATCGGCCGGGCCGTCTGGATCGGCAGCAAACTGTGATCGAGATCCTTTCACAGCTCTTCCTTTATGCCATCATCGTATCCCTTTTCCCCTGGCACGATCGTTCCGTTCTCGTCATCATCCCCGCCTGGTGCCTGTTCTGGCGAGCGTTTCCTCTGCTGGACGCCGATTGGCGCACGCCGCTGACGGACGTTGCCGCCGACCTCCTCAGTTATCCGGTCATCATCGGCTATCCTCTGCTCTGCTGCTGGACAGGGTATCATTTCAAGGGCCTTTTCGGCGTGCTTCTCGGGCTGGCCGTGGCCATTTGCGTGCATGCGCTCGGACTGCTCTTCCCCCGCCGCTGGACAAGAATTCGATAAACATATTTCGTCTCGACAAATCTATATCGGGATCATAGAGCATACGGAAACCAGGTAGGTATGCCATGCCCGACGAACGCGGAACATTGTCCGTGGCGATTGTCGTGGTGCTGGTCATCGGCAGCCTTCTTGCCGTGCTGGCCACGTTGTCACAGATGGCGCCGTCGCAGGCGCTGGTCGCCAATGCCGGTTTGCAGGCCCGCTATGCCGCCCTGTCCGGCCTGTCCACGGCCCGGGCGCTGTCCGCCGCCGACCTGGAGACGATTCACGCCGCCGCCGGCAGCCGGCGCGCCTACACCGCCGGCCCCATGCGGTTCGTTCTCACCGTGGGCGCGGCGGCCGCCGGCACCTATCCCGTCACCGCGCTCGGCATCGTGAACGCCGGCACCAATGCCGAGGCCAACGCCATGGTTGCGGCCGCCGTCACGCCGGCCGCCGCAGTCAGGACCGTCACCGCGCTCGCCTCGGGCGCGGACATCGATCTGGAGCAGGGCGTCGCCATTAACGGCGACATGGCCGCCGCCGAGGCTATTACGCTCAAAAACTTGGTTGCCGTGGAGGGAAACGTCAGTTCGTCCCAGGGCTCCATCACCCTGGAACAGGGTGCCTCCATCACCGGCACGGCCTGCGCCGGTGACGGACTTACCCTCAAAAACGGCGCCATCATCAACGGCAATGTGGCCGTCCATGGCGACCTGATCCTGGAACAGGGGGCATGGATTTACGGCACCGTCCGCGTCACCGGCACCATCACCCTCAAAAACGGCTCCGCCATCTACGGCGATGCCTACGATACCTACGGCGCGGCCGGCATCGTCAACTCCGGCGGAACGCTGTACGGGCATGCCTACGCGCTGACGGCCGCCGTCTCCTGCGCCACGTCCCCCGTACCCCATCCGTCCGTGACCACGGGCGCCTACCCGGCGCTCACCCTGGAATCCGGCCAATCCTGGACGCTCGCGCCCGGCACCTACACGTACTCGACCGTAACGCTCAAATTTGGCAGCACGCTCTACCTCGACCTTTCCTCCGGCCAGCCCGTCACCATCGCCACCACGGGCGACGTCAATCTGGAAAACGGCGCCGACCTGCTGGTCAAAACGCCCACCAGCGGTGGGTACACCACCGTGCTGGCCCTCTCCCTCGCCGGCGACATCCGGTCCGCCGCCCTGGTCTATTTGAAAAGCGAGGGCAACGTGACGTTCAAGCTGAACGAATCCTGGTACGGCACCATCTTCGCCCGCAAGTCCCTGGATTTCGAGCAGGGGGTTGGGCTTGTCGGCGCCTACGCCAGCGCCGGCCGCATCACCGTCAAGACTCTCGTCGGCCTGCTGGACGATGTTTTGGCCAACGCGGCCTGGTAGTTTTTCTCTTCCCGAATATGTTTCGTGTCGCGACCAATACACGACAAAAAAACGCTTGATTTTATTGATTCCCAGGTGGTAACTGCGAATGGCAGCCAACCCGAGGAGTCAATATATGGGCTATATCCTGGCCATCTCCAACAACAAGGGCGGCGTCGGCAAGACCACCACGGCCGCCAATCTCGCCCACGCCCTGGCCAACAAATCCAAAAAAATCCTGCTGGTGGATGTGGACAGCCAGTGCAACCTGACCTCGTTTTTCGCGCCGCCCAATTTGCCGCAGGAACGCACCATTTACGGGCTGCTGGCGGATGACGCCATCACGGCCGCCAGCTGTACGCACCTGTCCCGGGATTATGAGCGCATTTCCATCCTGCCCAACCATCCGGATACGTCGGCCCTGGAACCCAGGATGGCCAGCCGTCCGGATTTCGGCTGGTTTCTGCTGCGCAAAAAAATCCGCGATTGGGCCCTGGCCAATTTCGATTACACTCTCATCGACACGCCGCCGAACCTCGGTCTGTTCTCCCTGCAGGCCATGATTGCCGCCGATTTCATCATCGTTCCCGTCGATGCCGGCAGCAAGTTTTCCCTGGAGGGACTGCGGAAGACGGTCACAACCATCGAGGACATCGCTACCGTGGACGGCATGGAGGGCTCCGGCCGTTTCCTGCGGCTGCTCATCAACCGGGCCGACCGCCGCACCGCCGTCACCAAAATCTCCATCAACTACATGGAGGAGGCCTACGGCGACAAGGTGTGCCAGACCATCATCCCGATGAATACCGCCATACAGCAGGCCGAGCAGATGGGCGTCACCGTCCTGCGCCATGACCCGAAAAGCCTGGGGGCCGTGGCCATGCGCGCCCTGGCGGCGGAAATCCTCGCTCTGCTGCCGTAGGAGGCACCATGGGCGCCACACTCAGAGACAACCTGCGCCTGGCCGTCCAGGCCCAACGCGCCGAAGACGAACGCATCCGGGCCAAAATGGATGCCATGCCGCTGCCGTGCGTCCGCCACGAAGACCCCGCGCCCTACGGCGTACGGCTCCCCGTACCCCCCCTGGACGTGGCACACGACGCCGAGGAAAACGGTCAGACCAAACGGTCAGACCAAACGGTCAATCCACATGGTCAGACCAAACGGTCTATCCAAAAGGACGGACCAAAACAGCGGTCAGACCATACGGTCAGACCATCAAGTCCGCCCGAACGGTCAGACCAAACGGTCAATGCGGATAGACCAAACGGTCAGACCATACGGTCAGACCGCATGGACAGTCCGAATGGTCAGACCGTTTTTCTCGGCAAGGATCGACCGTTGGCCAGGACGCGGCAGCAGCAGGCCGTCTACGGCTATCTGGCCGGCGCCACCGATATCGTCACCAGTGTCAACAACCTCTCGGAAATTCTCACGATTTGTCCGGCGACCCTCCGCAAGATCCTGGCCGTATTCGAACAGGGCGGCGCCATCCGAAAAACACGGATCGGCAACGACGGATTGCGCATCCAGTTCGTCGGCGAAAAACGGTCAGACCATACGGTCAGACCACATGGTCTGACCACGCGGTCAGACCAAAATGCCTCTCTTAAGATAGATAGATTAAAGACTCTATCTATCTCTGCCGAGACCATCGGTTTGACGTGGCCGTCCCTGGCCCGGGCCGGCTTCGGCCCGGAGCAGTACGAGCAGATCCTGGCCAACCTCGCGGCCGTCGGCAAACCGACCGACCGCGTGACGCAGGGCCTCGATCACATCGAGTACGAGCTGGCGAGCGGCCAGCTCACGGACAAGACGGGCCAGCCCGTGGCCGACCCGTGTTCCTGGGCGTTTCGCGCCCTGGCCCAAAACGGCTACTACCGCCGGCCCAAGGGCTACGTCTCGCCCGAGGAGCAGGCCGAGCGCGACGCCGCCGCCGAAGCGCAGGCCCTGGCCCAAAGCCGCGAGCAGGCCCGCGAGGCGCGGTTTCAGGCCTGGGCCAAGGGACTCAGTGCCGCCGATCGGCAAAGCGCCCTGGAGGGCAAGCAGGGGCCGGAAGAGGCTTGGCTTAAAAACGTCTGGAGACAACGTGGTGAACCGGAGTAAAGCCATTTTCCCGGCTATTTTGCCGTCTGCCCTCGCTCCTGACGGACGTCCGGCCGCCTACACCGTGGCCGAGTGGCAGGCCAACGAGTGCGCTACCCTGGACGATGCCCGCGCCTGCCGGGATTACCTGGCCGGCTGGCCGGACGGCCCCCAGGGCGGAGCATTGCCCGTCGCCCGAGTGGCCGTGATCCTCGATCTGACCCGTCAGGCGGTGCAACAGCAGATCGCCCGGGGCTACATGCACGCGGTCAAGATCGGGAAGACACTCTTGGTTCCCCTGGGCGAAATCGAGCGGTGGAAGCCGGTCAAGGCCGGGCGGCCACGGTTGCGGAATCAATGCAATGCCGCTGCATAACCATCCTACCGACGCCGACGGCAACAAACCCTGGACCAAGCTCCGGCTCTCGCGCCGCGCCTACGAGGCCGCCCGGCCCTGGGCCAGGTCCGGCCTATCACGCCGGCGTTGGGAGGAGGTCATGCTGACGCTGTCCGATGAGGCCATCGAGGCATTGTACCGGGAAGGGGAAGCAGAGCGGTTGGTCAAAGCACTATTCGGGGAGGGGAATCATGCGTCCTAGGGCAGCGCCTCTTCCGGCACCCCCAGCGCCAGCAGCTCTTGCCGGCGCGCCTCGGGCAGCTTGTCACTGCCGCTGATCAGCCATTTCCCTGGCGCGGATTTGTGCACGCCCAGGCGGGCCGCCAGGTCGGACAGCCGCACATGGTTGTCCCGCAGCCAGAGGCGCAATCGCACCACACGCGGGATGGAGCAGGGCAGCGCAAGCGGCAGACCGTTCATTTGGCCAGCACGTACTGGCCCTTGCGCAACCGGATTTTCCCGGCGGCCAGAAGCTGCTGTACCGTGCGCGGCCGCTCGCCCTCCGGCAGCAGCGCCAACTCGCCACCCCACGCCAGAATGGCGTCCACCGGGTCGAAAGGGGCCCCGATCATAGCGGCCACACCACTGCCGCCTCGGCCGCTGCCACGCCGGCGGCGTCGGTGGCGGCGTTGACCGCCAGCTTGCCTTTCCGCCTGGCTTCCTTGATGGCCGCCAACGCGGTCTTGCTCGTGCCCACGTCGGTCATGATGGCCGTGGCCACGGCGGTCAGCGTGACGGCTCCTGCCGTAGCGACCAGCGCCGCCTGTTCGGCCAGCAAAAACGGATAGTCCGTATCTGTCGGCGTTTTCCCTGCC